CTTGCAATATTCGCAGAATCTAAACGAACATTGTTAATCAAATGACATACTGCACAGTTTTCAGCAGTTGGATCTTTTATGGTACACATTAGATCATGCTTCATACTATATTCCTAACATTGTCTCTCATTTTATTAATAAGAGATGAGTCAATAACAATTTTTGTTGCATTGTAGAATGAATCAATTATATCGTTATCTGGAGCAGATAGCAAGTATTCTCCACCAAACATATATCCACTACCTACATGATAAAAAGTATCATAATATGCTATATACACAAATTCTTCATTATTCACATAATAATTCTATCACGAATAATTGAACTAAACTTCATAAGGAACACTAATAAAGTCAGACTTTCCATCACAAGAATATCTAATGATCAATCTTTGACTCATAATAATAATGCTCTCTATATCTATTTTTTCAGGTTCTAAACCTACCAGCCTAGACAAAGTGTAGACTGGATCAATCATGTCAATCCATCTAATTTTTTCCATTTATTGTCCAAAAGTTTTTATTAAGGGTTGTTGGAGATAGGGATTCTGGGGAAACAACCTTTTTAACCCCCGCCTTTTTATATGCAGCACGCATAGTTGGATTATTATCAATTGCTAAAACAACATCGTCCATTGAACTTGCAATACGTTGTTTATATGACGCTGTTTGAGAACTTGATCCAGGATTCATTGTTAATGAATCATACTTAATTCCAGCAGACTTTAACTCACTAATAGTTTTTGCCCTATCAGATTGTGGTCTACCAGTAACCAAGGCAATCTTATATGATTGATGTGAATTAATCCAGTCTACCGTTTTCTTTATTGGTTTAGCCCCACTAGACAGTAAGGTTCCGTCAATATCACAAATTATGGTAGACATAATTAAATTATATCCTACTTGTTTTTAGAGTCTGTTGTATAAAAGCCAGATCCACTAAACATTACTGGGGTAGATGTAAAAATCTTATTTACTTTTCCACCACACGTTGGACAGGTTTCTAAACTATTATGAGACATTGGCTGATAATAATCAAAATTACCACACTTATAGCATTTATAAACATATGTAGGCATTATTCTTCATCTTCCATAGCATATTCTTCAAGCATTACCACTAATTGATCTGCTAATTCATTATTAGATGAGTATTTATCATTAAGAATCTTCTTTACTAACTTCCATGCCCCATCTGCACGAGAATATCGGGTAACTGTACCTGATTCTGGATCATCTGGTCTATCCGTATAATCATATGCATATGCATAGTTACCAAACTTATAACTTCCAGTACCATCATTAGCAATAAGCATGGTACCAATTCTTTGAGCATCCTCTTCAATTCCATAAGGAACCAATTCAATTGTTACCCTAAGCATTGCTGTCTCCAAAGTTTCTTTCATCGTCGGAAAGTATATCAGTAATTACAGAGTCAGGAAAGTTATGTCCAGCATCCATATGTTCTCCAAGATGATCAATCATATCCATAGTATTGTATGCATGAAATGATCCATTCATCTTTACTTTTGCATTTTCTGCAATAGGCATAAGTGGGCAGGAAGTACAAATAAGATATCCAGCCGTGTCCATATAAATATAAAGATCACTACCCTCTTGCCCCCATCTGCTATAAGCCATTACTTACTATTCTTCTTCCATTCTGAATATTCGATAGTCTCATCATCAATAAACTTATTGGTATATGACGATGGAGTATACGTTGACTTCTTAATATCACTTGATTCCATCATGGCCTTCTTTTCGGACAACTCATAATTCTTACTAATTGCCCAGGACAGGGCAACGCCAAGGGTTTCTGATACTGTAGCAAAACTAGCACAAATATCTCCTGGATGATGACGCTCATTCTTCTTAAAATAATTACATTCTTCAAGAGCGTTAACAACAAGTGCAGCAAACTCTGTAGTAGTCATATAAAGTTCTTTCATTTTATCTCCAAGGTCTAGGATCTACTTTTTGTATTTTTTCTTGTTTAATTTCTGTGTGACATTTGCATCCACACTTACCATGATTAAATTGATACCTACATCCATCATGATCTTTTGTCATGCAGAAGCCACTTGGTTGAACCAATTGTCTTTCTGGTGTGTATGGATATGAAAGAACATCTTCCTTCTTTTTTCTAGCCATGTTGCCAACCTTCTACGACAGTGCAAGGAATATTTTCTTCTTTCCACAGTTTAATGATTTCTGGATTATCATCCCATGCATGAATAGGAATCCATTCCTTTTTAATCTGATTAAGAATATCTTTCTTTACTTCATAATCTTTTCTATTGTCATCATTGCCTCGCATAAATAACGCATTACTAGGAACATTGTTAAGTGCAAGCCAGATAGCAGTTTGATTCCTCCACTTTGCTTTACGAGCAGTCACAACAATTACATCAATATTGAGTAAGTGGCATACTTGTGCAGCATTAACAACGTGGGAATTGGCTGGAACATTGACAGATTCTTCATGAAATTTATCAAAATGCTTAATTACCCTACGTTTGGTTTCATCAAATTTGGTAAGATGATGACGAATAGATGATACATTTGCTAGAGTTCCGTCCATGTCAAAGATGACTGCTTCCCTCATTTTGCCCCGTATCTCAGTGCGCCAGTTTCCGTGTAATTATTATAGCGGAGCACCAGAAAAATGTCAACCCCATAGTTCAGAAAACTTTATCTTATCATCTGAAGTATCTTTATCTTTATCTCCAGAATAATCAGTGTCAGTAGTAACAGATATGGCATGATCACATCCTACTCCGACAATGGTGCAAATTTTACCCCCGCGAGATTCACATCTTCTGTAAAGGTCATCATCTCCCCACCACAATTTAAAATCTGGATGAATAGCATAATCTTGATCTTTCCAAAAATCAGCATCAATCATAAAGGCCCACCCTGCACGATGCATCCAACTTATTTCCTTTGATTGCACATTGCCTATTGGCTCAAAAGAACCTTTAGTTTTATCAATCGTGGCAATTTTATAGTGACCCATATAGTCTGCCATTATCTTTAATGCCATATGGGGAAGTCGAATGTCATTATTTAATATTGCTAACTTTACTCCGCCAATATTTGCAGCCTTTGCAATCATATCATTCCACATTTTATAAAAGTTCCACCCCGTGGCATTAAAATATCTTAGACGGTCATCAATCTTTCCTCTATGAATTATCCAACGCATAGTTTGATCAGTCGAACCATTATCATAAATCCATATTTCATCAATCTTGTCTGCAAGCAATAAAGATTCTACTAATGGTGCAGTCCACTCAAGATGATTTTTTACTGGTATAGCAGCAATAATCAATTCTTTATCCCCCAAAAATAAAGATCACGAGATTTTACATTATAGGTAAATTGATGCTTATCAAACATTGAGTATATATCTAAGTTATTATAAAAATCGTGGGCACTAAGATTTTTATAGTAGTCCCACTTTAAGGTGAATGGAGAATTGGCTGGGGTAGTCCTTGTAGTGCCATGCTCTGGCCTACCATCACTAGCACAAGTAAAAATAACAAAACTTTTTGCCATTCTATGCATATTGACAAATGTTTCTAGCCAGTATGGGTTGTGCTCAAAGCATTCTGCGCTGACCGCTACATCAAAATAATTATCTGGAAAGTCAACATTTTGTCCTTCAGCAATTTGATCCACACCTGGACCCTCATCAAGATCAATACCAATATAACTTTTAGCATTATAAAAATCTCTAACTGATCCATTAATATCCAGTGAACCTATTTCAATTACATCTACATTATCAAAATAGTGGGGCATTAAATCTTTAACAGATTGAAAAAATACCCTTTGTTCGTCATGTGCCATTGACTTCTCCTTTACGCTGATCTGGGAGGACTCGAACCTCCAACCTAGCGATTAACAGTCGCTCACTCTGCCATTGAGTTACAGATCACTATGCGTAAATTATATCCTATGCCTTACTGTTTATGCAAGGCATAGGACACAATCATTATGGATTAAGTGTTACACGAACTGTACTGAATTGACCAGTAAATATATTGGTAGTTATGGTGGTGGCATTTGTTGCTACTGGTCCAGTATAAGTTGCCGCAACAACATCATTTAAAATAAACTCTACCTGTGTAGTTTTACATGAAGAATCTATTCCGCTAACAGTTATGCTGGTAACTTTTACTCCATTAGAACTAGTATTTCCATATGTATATGCAGTTGTTACGCCATTAGTGTCGCAACTTGTTGCAGTCACCTGTCCCAATGCGGGAAACATTGGTGCTACAACATTCATAGCATCAATCGCATATGCCGTTCCTAAACTTGCAAAAACTCCAACAGATAGCACTGCTCCTGTTATTAATAAAACTGTTTTCTTATTCTTTTTCATTTTATTTTCCTATTCTATATAGTTTATTTGTTAACGATTGCCAAATGCCCATGCTATTAATAAAAATAATGCTATACAAACTATCTCTACAGCAAAAAATATTGCAAGACCACTAAAGAAATCTTTTTTCATTTTAAAAACCTCATTTATATTTTAGGTAATGGCTGCTCAAGGTGACCTGAGCAGCCATCCCCCTAACTAGTTGCCATACATTGGGATGGTACGAGTGCAAACATACCCACCTGTATAGCCATTAGGCCAATATGACCACGATGCTCCCCATCCTGTTGGACAGGTTTGATTAAAGTTTCTTCCATATTGCTGTAGCCAATCAGGTGACCCTGCTGGTACTGGTGCAATTGGTGGAACTGGTGGTTTTGGTGGCTTTGGATGACAATGCCTAAAACTATCTCCCATAAAGAAAGAGAAGTTTCCTCCATCAGTCATGTAACACTCGTGATGCTGCCCCTGGTTTCCGTTGCCATCATTATCTTGGTTATTGTTATCTCCATTGTTTTGATTGCCTCCGTTACCGCCCTGGCCTCCGCCTCCGTTGTTACCGCCGTTACCATTTCCGTTATTTCCTTGACCTCCACCATTTCCTTGACCTCCATTGCCACTGTTTCCACCGTTGCCGTTGCCATTACCGTTATTTCCATTTCCGTTTCCATTGTTTCCGTTTCCATTACCGTTATTGCCACCGCCCTGGTTTCCGTTTCCTTGGCCCTGATTTCCCTGACCTTGATGACCATTGCTGTTTCCGCTATTACCATTGCCGTTGCTACCATTGTTCTGATTATTTCCCCCATTATTGTTTCCATTGCCAGGGGCCGCAGAAGCAATTGGTGCATAAATCATGCCTGCTGCTACTAAAATTCCTGCTGTTGCTAAAACTCTTTTCATATTTAAAATCTCCTCGTTTTTAATGGATACTATTACTAGTTCCTAGTTTCAGTATCTACCTATTAGACGAAAAACATTACTGATAAGAGCAGTCATGATTGGTCAGACAAAATAATTGACCATTAACACAAAATAAAAAAACACACTGCTATAATGCAAGTGTGTTTAATAGTATTATGAAAAAAGTAAGTTTATTGTTTCAAGAAGGCCCAACTTGGTCTGTTAGAAGAACCTTTGTTTTTCTCGCTGGAACATTTTGTGTTGCAATTATCTTATATGTGGTTGTTAGATGGAATGATATTTCATTTGCATCCCCGCTAGTAATTGGAGCATTTGGAGTGTTAGGGACAGTGGTAACCGCATATGTTGGCGGTACAGTTTATAAAGAACATGGAGAAAAAAAAGAAGAAACTTCACAAGCATTAGATGTTCTAAATGCTAATGAAGTCAGGCAAGCAAGACAAATGAAACACGATGAAGACTTTCCAACATTATAGCATTCAATACAGATACAAAATATAGTTTATAAGAGCCACTAGAAGGTACTGCCCCCTCTTATCCTGTTTACAAGACAGGCGCATTACTGTTTATGCTATAGCGGCGTTGGTGCGCTTATGAGTTCTTTCTCTATGACAATTAGAACATACAACTTCACACTTTTCAATTTCTTTTAATATATCCTCTATTGAATGCCAATATACCATTTGACCAATATTTTCAACCTTGAATCCATTAACATGATCAAAATCTAAAACATAGTATGGATACATTATTTTACAGTCAACGCACCCAGAGTCTTCTTTTATTTTGGCAATCATCAATCTTATCTCTGTTCTTCTTTTTTGAGATCTTTCCCCTGTTTTTCTCTTTTGATCATCTCCTAAATGATATGAAATTGTTCCTTTGGAGCAACCTAAATATTCTTGTATTTCTCTATAAGTTTTTCCCTCTGACCTTAGACGAATAATTTCTTCTCTATATTTAGTCATGGTTCAATTATATCATATAATTGAACATATTAATCTGAATTTGCTGCGCTAGACTCACGCTTGACGCTCAACTTATGTCGTTCATCAATAATCTCAAATGCATATGCACGCAATTTATCTTCATTTTTTGTAAAGTGGTGTCCACAGAAAAGCAAATCTCCTGATACGCCATTTATCCAAACATAGGCTTGCGCTCCGCAAGAATCACAACGATCATGTGCATTAAGCGTATCTGTTTCAGCAGCATCTTCTACCTTGTCAATAATCATGGCTTCCATGTCATTACCTTCCGTTGTAGGATCTTGCATTCTATTTATATTATACGCTTGTTTACGCACAATTGTCAAGTGCTGGATGTAGGAATCGAACCTACCATGCAATTGCGATTGGTTTACAGCCAACTGCCCCACCTTGGAGCATATCCAGCGTACCACTAATCGGATTTGAACCGATACTGGCTAGTTCCTAAGACTAGTGCCTCTACCGTTGGGCTATAGTGGCTTATCAATATCTAGTGCCTCAACAAATTGATTCTTTGTCATGGCACCAGAAACTCTTTTTATTACTTCACCATGTTCTTCAGTAATAAAGGTGGGTACTCCACGCACATCATATTGTAGTGCAGTATCCATGTCTTTGTCAATATCAATTGGTGAATATTCTATGTTTGGATATTCTTCAAGCACACTATTAATAACTGGCTTCATCATTTTGCATGGCTGACACCATTCTGCTGTAAAGTGAATTAATTTCATTGTTTTACCTTTCTGTAAGCGCCCTTGGAGAGACTCGAACTCCCAACTAAAGCGGTAGAAACGCTGTACTCTGTCCATTGAGTTACAAGGGCTTGGAGCGAACGATGGGACTCGAACCCACAACAACCTGCTTGGAAGGCAGGAACTCTAGCCAATTGAGTTACGTTCGCAAGTATTGATCAATTTTATTACAAGATTAACGAGTAACCAAACCAATCTTTGGTGGATACTGCTTTAAGCCCAAACGATAGCAGCGTGTATAAGCAATTAGATATTGATTTTCTGCTGATTCACCTTGCTTACCTCCGCTGGCACGCTTTAATGCAGTGGCCGCAGTTTCAAGGTTTCTTAGAGCCTTTTCATCTTCTTCTGTGTAATCTTCCTTGCGCTTCATAATTCTCCTATATATTTGTTATCGCTATTAGCGACGGATTATTGTAGTGATAAGCATACCAAAAGCAACGATCTATGTCAAGCATATTGCATATTGTATTGGTTTCACTCATTAATTTAATTTGATCTGGAATGGCATATGGGTTTCCCTTACCGCCTAAATTATAATTTGTTTCTGTAATCCACAATGGCTTTTTAGGAGCCTTTGCTAAAGCGTTAATTGCAATCTTACAATCTCTTGTAAATCCTTCAACCCCCTCGCTTTGCTGTGGATATATATGCATTGCATAAACGTCACAGGGATATCCTGCGCTCTTTAATGAAGAAAGTAGTGCTGCACCCTTAGTATCAAAGCCAGCCTGTCTGCGTGGCTGCAATGGATAGGAAACCACCTTTGCAGCAGGGTCTATTCTTTTAATAATTTGATATGCTGTCTTTGTTATTGTACCCATCGTTGCATAATCTCCAGAGTAAAATCTTTTATCTGCTGGCTCATTCCATACTTGATAATACTGAATTCTACCTTTATATCTAGTAACTACAGCCTGAACATATGTGCTCCACATACCCATATTTGCTGGTGGCCTATTGCTACCCGCTGGCATCCATGCTGCCTGCTTTCCATCTGGACCGCCAAGTGCTGCCCATGCTGGTGGATGACCAATAACTAAACAAATGCTTCTTTTTCCTGCTGCTGCTACAAATGAATCTAGTGTAGACCAATCAAAAGTTCCACGTTCTTTTTCTATTCTTGCCCACTCTGTTTGACAATCCCATAACCTAATCGGTCCAGTAGGCGGCATATCCTGTATTACATTGCTGCCGAATATCGTTGGCATGACGAATATTATACATCAAAAGTTAGATCGTTTATTGTTTTTTCAAACTCTTTTTCATGCATTTCTATTTCATCATTCTTTTTTTTAATATCAAGTTCTAATGAGTGTCTTTCTATTTCATCATTCTTTTCTTTGATCTCAAATTCAAGATGATCATGCAGAACTTTTTGCATTCTATGAATTTCTTTAATTAAAGGAAAGAACTCTTGAGTCATTATAAGATCTTCTCTACCAACCTTGTAAGTATTTTCTGCTAATTCTGTTGCAAGAGCATCTGCACGTTTTGCAGCAATCAAAAGAATTGCTCCTTGCAGTGCAGCAAGACAAGATAACAAAAGATTTAAAAGAATGAACGGAAAGGGATCAATTCCCCCTGGTCCTTTAAAAATTATCCATATAATTAAAAACCCTACAGCACTAAATACAAAGGGCCAAGAACCCATTCCGTTGCGAATTATATCTGCAAATCTGTTTCCTAAACTCATTCTCCCCATATTTTTATTATAACAAATTATTTACTAAATCATGAGGGAATATCAGAAATATCCAGCAAATTCTGTGTTATAAAACAGTGTATGAGTGGGCCAAAAGTAATTACATTTTTCACAACAAGAAATAAACTTATCATCCATAAACTCTGCATAATATTCAGGATCTTTGCGATAAAGATTATTACGATGTGATTGATGTATTCTATTATCTCCCCACCACGGAGGCATTACAACATTATCTCCACGATTCCAGTTTGATTCGTGGATTTGTTCAATAGCATTCCAGTTCTTTTCAGTCTTGATGCCACGATTATTACACTCCTTATAAATAGCCTTAAGATATTCAAACAAGGCCATGTCATAATTGCGCCACATCTTGACAGCAGGATGGTTTGTCCACGGACCAGACCGCTTTCCTGATGCAAGAATATTATAAATTTGCCTACCCTCTAAGAGTTGTTTGTTAAGTCGTTTATTGTCTATTGATTGTGCAGATAATGTAACATCATTAAAGGGAACAAACGTTTGCATAATAATCCTAACGATAGAAATGACTAACCCACCACAAAGTATATTGCTCTGTGGTGGGTTTTGTCAACTAGAAATTTCTAGAAAATATAGCATCAATTTCAGCACGCTCGCTGGATGTTGTTGCATTCGATCTCAATCTTTCCCATTCTCTATATACGTTATCATTTTCGCTTGTGGCTACTTCTGAACGACCAGAGAATATCTTTTTGATTGTAATCACAGATATTCCTCCTTTTGATTGATACTTCAATCTTATCAGGAATATGTTCAAAAGTTAAGCAAATAACTTGTGAAACTGATCACTAGTGGGTAGCAAAGATCTTCTGATGTGTGGCAAGATCATAGGTTCCAGGATCTGCGGTACCATTTGCTCTATGCCATGCAGCAACAGCATTTACTGGATACTTCTGCTGTCCACGAACTGGCTCTCCTGTAAAAAGACCTAGATCTTTTAACTTTGAGGCAAGTCTCCAAGTTGCATCTGTTGCTGTTCCAGCCTTTTCTGCTGAAATAACATCTGAAACTAATGGAACAACTCCATCCCAAGCACCTGTTGCACGAACACCATTATTGTCAATATTAAGTCTCTTAATAACATTCTTAACATCTTCAAGTGTAGTGTTTCTCTTACATCCTCTATCCCAATACTGAGACAATTCTGTATGCATACCATCACAATGAGGGGTTGACCACCATTCCCCATTTGCCAGTACCCTATGATTATCAACAGTAACATAGCGAGAAAGAATTTTATCTAAAATATCCTTCTCATCTGTTGTCATGTGTGGGTGACCGTCAGCAGGAAGTACGGATGAATAAAGAACATCTACTGCTGTTCCCGATGCATGATTGCTAAGTCCAGTAGTCATTCTAGACTCACGATAGTTATATCCATCGGTTGGACCTGGATCTAATTTCATGCGTGCAGGCATTTCTCTCTGCCAATCAGCAAAGAATGCTGCAAACAATGGTGCTGCGTCTACCTGTACCTTAATTACTCTCTTTGTACCTGGAATTGTAATAGATCTTAGATGTGCATCTGACCCAGAAACAATAGCAGGCCAACCATTTAGCGTAGTTGCCATAAAAATATCTCCTGTTAATTAGTTCTTTTGTAAAGGATTGAAACTGCCGCCCCAGACATTCTTCTTAACGTTCCAATCATCTGGAAGCATTGAGAGTGCGCCTAGTGCTCTTGCACGACGAATGATGTGCCTTCTTGCAGCATCATAATCAGATGCACGGCCAACGGACTGAATAGCATTTGCTAAATCTTTACGATTTGAAATGGGAAACGATCCGTCTGGCATCGCTGTACCAGCAGCAGCCATTCTTTTTCTATCTTTTGAGTTATAATCTTTCTTTTCCATAATTTAATTCTACCACCTAATATTATGGCTTAGATGATGGCTTTTCATTAGTCTGTGACTTTGCTGATGCCTCAAAAGCCTCAACTTGTGCCTTTAGACGAACAATTTCTGCTGTCATGTTTGCAATTTCAATTTCATAGTTCTGAGTAACACGACCATGACGCTGTAGCGTATTGTTTAGTGTAGCCGTGAGAACTTCTACGTCATCCATCTATAATCTCCAATTTATGTTGTTCAAACAGTATTCTTGCAATCTCCTTGTTCATCCAGCGATAACCGCTTGAATGCAAGAAGAATCTTTTTTCATTAATTATTGTTGCTTCATTAGTAAGCATTTCTTTAGACCAATGCTTTTCAAGTATAACAACTCTACATCGTAATCCATTCCTGGAAAATCTAGCGACGTACATTGTGTGCCTACTTTATAGATACACGTAGTTGCCATGCCCACTTCTTGTACAGATCATCACGTTCTGCCAGGAAGTTAGCGATACCTTGCTCATTTGCACTTTGTGCAATACCAAAAGCCTTTAGGTTGTCTACAATTGCAGTCTCAATGGAAGATAGCAAATCGGTAGCCATGCTAATTGGATCAGATCCTACCTCAGATTCCTTAACTGTAGCAAGTTCTAGGAATCTGCTCATCTTAAATGGAGCATATGCTTGCAATGCACGAATATACTCTGCTGTAGGATCTACAGACTCATATACATCAGAATAAATATCTTCAAAAAGAATATGGAATTCCTTAAAGTTAATTCCTTCAACATTCCAGTGATAGCCGTGGGCCTTGAAGTATACTGCATAAGAGTTAGCAAGTACAACCTTCAGGGCATCTACAAGATCTTCATTCATAATATTATTATAGCACCTCTTCATTCATGTATTCAGAAAGATATTTTTCTTTATTTTTAAGTATGTTTTCGTTTTCCTCTTCACGAGGATGCCATAAATGATAGCAGTTTCCTGGTATTCTTTTCAACTCTACGCCAGCCTTTTTACCTACAATTATTAATGATATATCCTCAAAACCCCAGTCGATATATCCCTCATCGTATGCTCCTATAGAAAAGAAAAAGTCTTTTGGCATTGCGATTGCTCCACCAGTAGCCCAATCTATTGACCAGTTACTTATTTTTGGAGAAGGCTTTTGTTCATTTATAAATATCTGTCTACTATAATTCGATGGAATAGAATGATATTCAGAAAATGGATGCACCATATATCCTTGACGAGCAAGTTCTATTGCAGCATCAATTTGTTCATGTGGAACAACTGTGTCTGCATCAAGAAAGAGAACTACATCATCTGTACATTGCTTGGCTCCTAAATTTTTTGATCCAGATCTAGAAAATGGTTTTGTGCCATCATCTGCAATTATTGGATTATACTTTTGCATATGCTCTAATACATATTCAAATGATCTATCTCTCCACCAATCACCTGAACTTCTCCAAGGAATGACGATGTTAGTTTTTTGTTCCATTACTTTCCTTACCTATATGTTCTACACTAATCCAGTCAGTCTTTCTATCTCCCCAAATTCCAGAGACTTTTCCCTCTGATCTAATCTTTTTACCAAATTCACTTTCAGACCAATCACTTTCGGGCCAAGTATATTTGGCAACCCATGCAGGGAATATGCTTGGATTACATGTCCAAAATGCTTTATGAATGACCCAAGGGTAGTATGGTGGAGTCCTACTATAACGCTGATTAAAATAACATCCAACCTTTTCTAATGCATCTATGACTCCACCACTTACAATCTCATTTTTATACCAGGGTTGTCTCATAAATGACATTTGAGATAATTCTGGAAACTCTTGTAATACTTTTATTACGTCATCAATAACAAATGGCTTTAATAAAATAAAGTCATCTTCTATATGTAAACAATACATTGATCCAGAATCTAAGACTGTGCTAAATACTTTTCTCATTGCCTTCACATACCCCGCTCTATTTTCTGCAACAGGAATTATTTTAAATGAGGGAAATGTTGAGGAAAGCCAATCTCTATATTCAGGATCTCCTGAATCATCAATAATAAATTTATTATCTATCTGACTATCGTATTGCTCTATCCATGTAGGAAGAGACTTTTCTATATATTGCTTTCTTCCATCTGTAAGAACTGTCATACATATATTATTCATTAATCTCCTTATGACAATCACAATCGCAATGATCTTTTGCAAGACATTGTGAATGCATATTGGAAGAACAGTATCCAGACATTGCTACCTCAATCATATTAAAATCTTCATCAAAAACTGTGTCTGTTGTAATAAGACCTAGGTTTACCTTATTATCTATCTCTTCATTATAAAACTTAGAAAAGTTAATCCCAATCATCTCTTGATAGTCAAGATATTTTTGATAGTTTCCAATTCCATATATGCCTACTTCTTTTGTAAGAAGGATATTCTTTTGAACCCTCTGAGATTCCATCTCAAGTGTAGTCCAAGATCTTCCTCCTACATTATCTGCCCAAATCTTTGGACGATCTTCTCGTTTATAAAAGTGCCAAGCAATCATTTTGTTGGGGGCATACATATGCCAATCTCTTGTATATGCACGAATAGCAAAACAAAGTTCTTCACCCATAAAACATATTCTTTCATCATATGGAATTTCATCAACAACATCTCCATGAGTAAAGATTAGTGCTCCTAGAACTGTATGCGTCTTGTGTGGATTAGATTTATCCTCAATCTTTTCTCTTTTACCAGCCCATACTGCTGCCCAGGTATTAACAACGCTTGTCCAAGATGGCTCATCCCAAAAATCTGGATCGTCCTTTGGGTAATAATCTGTGTTATCGGTATGAACAATGTATGGTGCTGGAAAGTGACTTAAGATAACTTTATGAGTTTTTGCATCGTTAGCACACCATTTATACATTTTAATAAGTTCAGTATCCCATCCCTTACAAAAACGCATATGAGAATCTGTTTGAAAAAAGAAATCCTCACCATCATATAGTTCCATCGCTAGTTTTCTAGCATATCCAGCACCCTTAGCATCTTTATAATGCATATTTACTAAACGAATCTGATCTCCTAGCCAACTAAGATCAATAAACTTGTTTCTTTCATCTTGATTTACTATTCCAAAAACAAGATCTTCTGGATGATCTGCATTATGTAATAATGATCTAACAGTCTTTTCTAATTCTAGATCACGATATGATGCTATAGATATGAATATGCTCATCCTAATTGCTGTCCCCCAGGAACATCGTATACTGGATCAATTGTTGAATTAATTCCAAACGCTAGAATAATTCTTCTCATGTCTTGTAGATATTCGATACAGCGCAGTCTTTCTGATTCAGAAAGATATCTCCATTCACTTTCATAAAACCTAAGTCCAAGAAATGGTGGATTCATATCTGAATACTCAATAACCTCAACAGTGAGATCGTGTGGCGGCTTAATTGTTTGTAGTGCAGCCCTCATTTTAGGTGTATAGATACTCATTCTTTCTCCATCGTTAATGATTCCCAGGCAATAAACCACTCATCTTTTGTTTTATGAGCGTTAAATTCCTTGTCTATTTTACCATCCTTGAGATAAACTCCGCCCCATACACCCCACTCTTTGTTTGATACGCCCCAAGCAAAACAATCTTGGTTTACTGGGCATCGTTGACAAAGATGATCTATAGATTTAGATATATGGTTGTCCTCTTCATATTTGTCAAAGAATAGATTTGTATCCATTCCAAGACATTCAGCCTTATGCTTCCACCTGTGCATAGTCTCTCCCGATTGTGTTAGGAAGATACCATCCATCTTCTGTGATGGGGAACACCTTCTTCTTCATCCATACACCGTTCTTTATGCAGCCATCTGCCGCATACATTGCGTTGCTACTCTTGGTGTACTTAACTACATTCCAGCCGTCCCACTCTAGATCTTCCCTAGAGTTAATAATTGACTGCATTTCTGATTCATTGGTGATTAGCATTTCTCTCCTATTCGGATGTATAAACAACACGTTTTATGCCTACTCGCTCAATTAAAACACTACAGCGAGGGCATGGCTTACTATCCCTATCATTACCATGACGGTTTACTCTTGCAACATATATAATTGCACCCTTTACATTATCCTCTCCTGCTTCACGAATTGCAACCTCTTCTGCATGATAGGAGCAATCTGTTTTAATGTGTTCAGGAGAAACATAGTGTGGGTTGTTTCTATTTTTATTAAATCCAGTTCCCATAACTCTGCCGCCTTTTACTAGAACGGCACCGTGCATGTTTCTGGCTTGTGACTTACTAGCAAAATATCTAGCAACGCTCAGGTAGGACTTATCTCTTTTACTTAGCATGGCATATCCTAGTATCGGAAAATGCCAGTCTCCACTCCAGCCAATTCAGCCGATGCCGTCAACTTAGACGGTCGCTGATTAGGATTAGAGAGAAAGGCAAAATAGTTAAAGTTAGAAATATTTTCCTCAATGTATGAAGGAGGAACTTTATAGAATCGAACTTTAATTCCACGACGCTTTAGACCTTCTTCTGAAAGATTACAAAACTCAGAAGTATAAGAGTTAATTTGCGCTGGACCTGCTGTATATACATTAAACTCACCATCATTAACAGATGATAGTGCTACGCCCATTGCACGCATAAATACCTGATAGTCTGAGAACTCTTTAGTTCCCTGTACTGCGACGTTCATCCTATTCCCTTTCATTATTTATTTCAAGTTCATCTAATATTGTTAGTAACTGCTCTAATTGTTTTGGTGATAAAGACATTGTATCAATTGGACGAGCAGTTGTAAAGTCTGGCTCACGAGTCACATCAGATTCATAGAAAACATTATCGTGAACCCAATATGCTTTTTCATCATATACTGCTACACGAACAATTTCTTTTTCATCATAATCATGCTCAAAATCATCATAGTCATTTTCTTCATTATGACTTACTCCCTTTGTCATAATAAATAATAGTCCTATAATTGCCAATACCCAAGGTATTAGTATTAGTAAGGCCATGACTCCTAGCCTCTCTTTGGAAAGAACATTCCTTCCCAATTATTTATAATTGGCTGTTCTGATTTTTCTTTTTCTTCTTTTTTAGGATTTCTATTACTTTTAGAACCATTGATAATTTGCTTAAGTCTATTTATTGTATCTACGTTCGTAATTCCTGGTGGAGTTGAATAAGCAATGCTTGATACATCATTTGCTGAATCACGAGTTGGTGATGGATCATTAGAAAATCCATCAGACTTCTTTGCGTCTTTTACGTTTGCATATAGTGCAGCCAACTGTGCTTGCGCCTGCTCCTTAGTAGGATGCGTTCCAACGACTCTTCCAGTTTGACTTTGAACAACTTCATATTTTGAACCTGCTCTTTGTACGTTATATGGCATATATAATCACATCCTTAATATTATTATATACTAATTGTACGGCGGGTGAGATTTGAACTCACGATAGACGGCTTATAAGACCGCTGCCAAAACCAGACTAGGCTACCGCCGCATGTATGGTTTACAGATTTATAAGTGCTAGGATTCCCCAAGTCATAAGACATAGGTTTGCAATTAAACTAATTACAGAAATAATTGGAAAGCGATCTCCCTCTGCAAGAATGTATCCAATATTAAGTAATTGCAAACATGAATTTACAGTAAGCAATACAAGAATTGCAATAATAAACCCTACAATCATTTTGTCCCTTTCGTCTGGTTAAGTCTATCAGAGTAATCCGAATGAGTCAAGGAAACTTGCAATATCCCTTGGCATTTCTTTTGCTGGAGAAAATAAATCATCATCAAACTCTTTTTCATGTTGTTTAGTAATAGACTTCCAATCATGAATATCTATTTCTTGATTAGCATTTCTTGGGGTATGTGCAATTGCATTGTATACTGCCCCCGTCACAGCGTCTGACAAGTCCTTAGATCCTTTTCGTGGATGGTCAACCTTCTTGTCTGAAACAATTCTCAGTTCACTCATTTCTTGTAAAAGAATATCAATATGAGGCATCATGACACGTTCTTCATAATAAAGCATTGCAAGATCTTCATAATGCTTCTTACCTACAGAAAGAGTTTCTGTTTTAATTCCAACAGTCTGCAACTCCTGCTGAATGTCAAATGATTGCCAACGGTCAAACGTTACAAGCCCTAACCTAAACCCTTGTCTACGAAAGTTAATAATCCAATTCTTTACTTCTGAAAGATCTACTGGACCTTCTTTTCTTGGTTCCCACCAGACAACGGCATCAACAATCACAAAAGGAACAATCTGGGTATAGTCATTGAATGTTCTTACCTGAACCCATTTATCAACATGAGCAATAGCAATAGCACACTTATCGTGCTTCTGAGCAAGGTCTGCGTGCATAAAGTATCTAACATCTTCCTCAGGCTCCCAGACAGGCTCTATGCGCTTAAATTGATCTACAGGGTTATGGCGACACATTGCTTTTTCTAACTTATCTTTTTGCTTAAAAAAGGCATCTGAAGAGAATGATGGCATACAAGCAAATCTTTGCATTGCATCTGCATAATCTGTCATAAAAGCAATCTTAAAATCATCTATCCTTCTTGTTGGATTTGCTTCCCAGGTTGGGCGTTTAATGGCATAAATTCCTGGATACTTATAAGAAATAATGTGATCTTCTGTCCATTCAACGATAAACTTATTACCTTCTTGATCTTCTGGTATATCTGGATTAATAATAAATTCATGTGACTTATGTTCAACATCTTTTTCAGCAACTACTTCATCATAACGCTTGGAAATAAAGTCACCTGGATACCTAGGAAATGAAAGAAGAATTACTTTTCCAAAATCTGGAAAACGAGAATCAACAGAAGCACGGAACGCCTTATAGATTGCATCACCAGTTTTTGCATTTTCATTACCAGATGCCGAATCTTGAGCAAAACCAGAAATCTCATCAAGGATTGCCAATATAAGGTTTAATCCCTCATGGCTTTCTCTTTCTGAATGTCCTGAATATACGGTTATTGCTTTATCAAATTCAATGCTGTCAACCTTTGCGTCAAATTTTCCAGCAAACCACGGAGATCTTCCAATCTTATTCTTAAATCCCTTAAAGAATACGTTCTTAGCCTGCTGTGCATTAATGGCAACGTTAATAATATCAATAGCGTCACCAGGTGGCTTTCCAAAATATCGCGCAGGATCTTTAAGACAAAGTAATTTATAAACTAGGTAGGCGCAACCAATTGTAGATGTATGATCTTTTCCAGATCCCTTTCCTAGTTGAAGAAGAACTTCTGCTTTTGTATATTTCTTATAATGATTTCTTCCAGCATCTTCACCCATAAAACGAATGAGATCTTCTTCCTTATAAATTTGACTCATTGCTTCTACAAGATCTCTTTGAATTTGTGACAACTCAGGCTGATCTAAAAAATTTTGATCATGCAAAAATGTGTCAAGATCTACTGGAGTTTCTTCAAATGGTGAATCATCAAGGGCATCAAGGAATGCAGAAAAATCAAGACTCATGAATAACTACAGCCTCTCCAGTGGGACCAGAGACCTCTGCTAAACGCTTTAAAACTTTTGGTTTACAAACTGCACATGAACCAGAAACATCTTTAAGAATTTCCATAAGCAGTTCTTGTTTACGCTCTGTCTCTAGCAACTGGTCTGCAAGTTCCTTATTTTCTAAAAGCCCAGCCTTTTGAAGCATATCAATGCGCTTAGATTCTATATCAAGAATAAGTTTAATTGCGGCTGTTTTTGCAGACAGATTGCTAAGAATAGTTGCTTCATCAATAACTTCATATGCTTGTTTAATTAGTTTTGAATAGTGTTGGTCTGCGCCAGCGAGTGCTTCACGTGCTCTAGATCTAACAGCCTCGCTGTTGCTTGCCATGCTTTTCCACTCTCGTAACAGAGAGGAAACTCGTGCTCTTGGAATATCAAGTTCTTTAGAGATTTCAGTTTCATTAAATCCCTTTATATATTCTGTTGCCACACGATTTACTTCTTCCATGTGTTCAATTAATTCACTCATAAGACCTCATATTATAGCAGTGGCAGGGTAGATTGTTGCCACCAATAGAAAATTAGGTTATCTACCCTGCCGACTGTTACTTACAATTGCTTGGAAACTTCTTGTACCAAGACTTGAATTTAAAATAAATGGACTTTGGTGTATAGCCACCTTCATATTGTCCACGACCACCAATATCCCACGGATAAAAGGTTCGACCATGTTGCGAAATGCTATAGGCAATCATGATGTTATATTTGCTGGTCAGCAACTTTTGTGTATTCCACCAGGGTTGGCTTGACCATGCTGCGCGGTTGAATTGAAATACTCCATAGTCTCCAGTAGAAGAGATATGTGTTGCGGCTCCTCCACTTTCACGCATAGCAATTGACCATGCAATCTTCAATCCTCTACCCTTAAAACCAGCGGCCTTTAATTCTTTGACCAAATGGTTCTTACAGATAGTTGTTGGCTTTGCTAAAGCCTTATCATTTACGACAGGCTTTGCTAGAGCCTCCGTCGCAATAGGTGCATTTGACTTAGCATACACCTGTTCGTTGGTAGCAGCAACTGCACTTGATCCTGAGATCATCATTAGTACAGCCACAATACCTCCTACCAGTTTCGTTTTCGTCATTTGATTCCTCCTTGCGGCGGCAACATTAAACTAGACTAACATATTTTTAGCCAGAAAGTCAATATATTTGCTGCCTTTATGAATGGTTTGTGAGAATGGTCACAGTAAAATTAATCGTTACTTATAGGATTAATACGCTCAAGCCTATCAATTTCACGATTAATATACCAGGCTGCTTTCTTTAAATCTTCAATCTGCTTACCCTTAAGTTCTGAACGCATAATGTATTTGATGGCATTGCCAAGACAAAAATTCATGTGTTCTGTAATCTGAATAGTCTCAATTCCACTGGCATGTGAAGTATAGTGAACTGGATGATTAACCATATCTGATTCTGGTAAGTGCCATTTTTGATCTGTCATTTTTTTAATCCAAACTTTTTTAATTGCTTATAAATTATTTGAACGCTTACCCCGCACTCCTTAGCAATTTCTTCAGGAGTTTTCTTATCCATAACATAACGTTTCTTCATGTATGCTTCAGATAAATGAAGTCCTACGTTCTTAGCCATAATTTTAGAACACCTTTCCCCAGTTGTCAAGTGCCCATGTACCAATTGCAATTGCATCAGCAACGTCATCATCATCAACATGGACATTAAACTTATCATTGACATACTTGATTGTTCTTTGTTTTCTAAATTCTCTTTCTCTGGACTTATACCATGTAGCAGATTTTCCAGGATTTTGAATCTTAATATTTTCTTTTTCTTCTGCTGTAAGACGCTTATTCCCTGTCCAATTCTGCCATTGCATTGGGCTTACACTAGCAATATGATTAGCCCCCGTAAGAGATGCACAGGCAACCAATGCTCCATGAGACATTGCTAAGTTTGCAGCAGTCTTTGGAGAGTTTAAATAAATAACTTGTTCAATAACAATATACTCAAGAGATTCAAACTGATTAAAGAACGCTTGTGTCTTATGTGCAGTATCTACAATCTTTTCATAAATATCATTGCCAAAAAACTTAACCTTTCCATACTTTTCTAATTTTTCATTTTTAAAATATGCAAAAGCAAGACTATTTGTACTAGCATCAATTGCACAAAATGATGAAGGTTTAATTTTCAAATCTTTCATATTCTATTATCCCCTTAAGTTCTTTTAATGCTTTATCTACCTGCTTAGTATCTATCTTACATACCCAGCAGTATCCAGATGGATTATAGATACTGATGAGAGTTCCACAGCCTCCAGAGCATCGTCTTTCTTTCTTGCTTAATTTTTGCCTACGCTTTATTTGATATCTTTCATTAACCTTTTCTTTTGTCGCAAGTTCTCTACACTCTTTAGAGCAATAAATTTGATAACTTACGTTTGGCTGGAATTCATTAGAACACCAGTCGCAGATCTTCATGCAAGATACTCCAATGGCTCAATTTTCTTTTTACCCTTTTCTGCTGATAGGCAAGATGCTGCTACTGGACAGCCCTTACAAACCTTTGAATTAGATCGGTATGGCTTCTGTGGAATTTCTCCTGACTTCCATTGAGAATATACCTCACGCATCCACTGGAAGGCATATTCTGCCCACTCAATGATCTCTGGCGTTGGCTCTACAGTAATAGCGTGTAATTCATGTGAGTTCTTATTTTCGTAAAGAAGAATTCCTAACTTCTTTCCTAAAACCTTCATATAAATAGCCAACTGCATTAAGTGATATGATGGTGGCTTTGCGTGCTTACGATAAGCAAACGCCTCTTCACGCATTGTCTTAATTTCCACAACAGGCTGCTCTTCTTCCCATTGAACGATAGCATCTGCAAAACCAAAAATGGGTGGATCTTGTGCAATAATACGCTTTTCTTTTTCTACCATTATTCCAGCATCCTCAATTGCCTTTTGAATACGCTCATGGCTTAGTGTTCCACTGCTCATATTTGCAACTGCATAAGCATCGTTATCACTGGTAAACTCAGTTCCACTAAAAGCAAGGAACCAATAGCGTGGACAAGAACCATTTCCATAAACTAAAGTTGATGGGCTAAATGTCTTCTTCTGTTTAAACTCTGTGCCCTGATCAATAAGATAACCAGACTCAATCTTTTCAATAAACTTTTTGGTATTTATTGGTCCTGCTGGCTGCTTATCTAAAACTGCCTTCATAAAATTCTTTGCCATTTTATCCCTTTGTTAGATTATTTCTATAAAAATAAATTCTGTTTAGCCAATCATTCCATTCATCAAGGCTCATATCGTTTTTTGCATAGTTGCACCTCTTGCAGCATGGCACACTATTTTCTATGGTATATCCATCATTATTATCTATTCTATCTATCCCCACTAAACCATTAAATCCGCACCAATGGCATGAACGAGATACAATTTCTAAAAACTCAACTCTAGTTAGAGTAAAACTATAACCCTTTTTCCTTGCTCTGTGCCGACAGTTAGTGAATAATCTATTAGCAACTTTATCCTCTTTAGTTTCATATCTCCAAATTTTACCATCACATCCAGCACACTTTCTACGTAGACCGCTTTGCCTTTTCACCCATTTTTCAGTTTTACATATATTACAATACAGAAGAAATCTATAATCAGTTTCTGATTCCCGATTAATTTTTAAAATTTGTCTGCCATCGGAAATAGTGTCTCCAACATTATACTTTGACTTTCTGCCAACATATTTCACATATCTATTTTACCACATACTTTAAGGTCTGACAAAATTGTTGCAAAGATTCAGCAGCGGTATAGTATAAATTCTTTTTTGCTCTATCACTTTTGTCTACGTTGGACAACCAAGTCGCTCGCAAACTAAGTTTCATCTGTATTGCCTGCAACCTAACTAGTTCTGGCACGGCAACCTGAATTGGTATGTCTGGCTTAAACATTACCTTTGCAATAAATTCTAATGCCGTAGTCAGTTCTGGATCGTCCATATATTCTGCAATCTCGTACAGATCATTTACCTGCTCAAGAGTTGTCATTATTCTTTACTCTTTCTAGTAGATATTCTTCAATAGACCATTCTACCACGCACAGGCGAATTGTGCGATCTCCATCACGCAAAACTAATTGCAACATTGGAGACTTTGATCTATCTACTTTCATAGTATCTGTACAAATCTTTGCCCAGGTATCTACTGATATGGTAAATGACTTATTATATTCTTTTACATCTACCACAAACTCATCAAGGCTGCCGTCGCCCTTAACCATGCCACGACCAGAGTTCTTGTGTACCTTGGCCCCCATGCGCTTTAATTCTGATGCCTCAGTCTTATTCGTTGCCAACCTAGTATCCCCTGCCATATAGGTTTACTTTAGAAATAAACTTACACTCACACATCCAAGTAAAGTCATAGGTATCTTTCCAGAACCTCGCTTTTGTTACATTGCTTCTGCATTTTTGACAAGAAAAAGTTCCATCGTATACAGAGAACTTAATTTTTGGCTTAGCCATTTGACACCTTCTTAATTAGTGATTCTTGAATATCAAGGTTTTCCTTAACTCCAAGGATTAATTTTTCTCTTCCTTGGTAACGTTCTCCTTCAACTGTATACCATGCACCGCCTCGTTCAATAAACCCCATGATTTCGGATGTATCAACCAAGTCTGCGATACTGTCCACACCAACTTCATTCCCTCTGAAGTAAAAGTCATACTCTCCAGTTTGAAATGCAGGGCTGGTTTTTGAGAACTGTACGTCCCATCGAACCTTTCGACCAACCTTTTCTTCAATGACCTTATCACCGACATAAATCTTCCCCTTAATTGCCTGATTATCTGATTCAGATGAGAATAGTTTAATGATGGTAGAAGAGTAGAACTTTACCGCCATGCCCCCTGTAGGTTGTTGCTGCGTGTACATCTGACCAATATTGTTACGAGCCTGAGAAATAAGAATTAGCAAAGTAGGCTTAACCTGATTATTTGCATAGTTAAGCATCTTTACTGCGTTAGTCATATCTCTGGCTTCTGCACCTATTTGCTTAGTATTTTCTAATTGTTTTAGTTCTGTTGAATCCTTTTCAAAATAAATTGCTGGTAACAATGCTGAAATGCTATCCACAATAATAAGATCAACACCAGCCTTCATTAGATCAGTACCAACATCTACCATATCGTTCATTGTGCGTGCCGTTGAAACAATAAGATTTTCTACGTCTACGCCCAACTGTGCAGCCCATTCGGGGGAGAATGTCATTTCTGCGTCGATCCATGCACATACCTTGCCCTCCTTTTGAGCGTCAGCAATTAATTGTAAACAAAATGAAGACTTTCCAGAGGACTTATTTCCCCATACCAGTACCTGGCGACCATAGGGAAATCCTCCATTCAACGCTCTATTTAAACCAAAACTTGGTGTCTTAGCAAACTCTGTCTGAGCCATTTCAGACCCAAGAGAAATCTTCTTGCGTAATTTTGGGTTTAGTTGAGCAAGAATATCATCAATATTGGTCACGCTAATACCCCATGCAGTCTTGCTCGTGATTCATTAACCTTAGCCTTTGCTTCAAATGTATCATGCAAAGATGGAATCTCATATCCTTGAGTAATTGCGCGATCATCACGCATACCCCAATATAGATCAAGAACTCTGATGATAATGTCTGCCATTTCTTCTACGATCTTTTGACCGCCCTGCTCTTTTCTGATAGCCTCAAGCACCTCTGTTGCTTCTGAATGAATCATTGCAATTTGCTTAAGATAGAAGATAATGTGAGTATCTTCATTGTTTGGTTCCCAGAATCCCTTTTCTACAGCAGTATCGTGAAGATCCTTTGCTGTTGAATCTAAATTGATTGTTTTCATGCTACTACCTCCTGAAATACTAAGTCCTCATCTTTTGAGAGACTATAATTAATCTTATATGCGTTACCCTCTTCTATTCGGGTATAGGCCATTGCAAAAGCCGATGGGAACACAATCATGCTCATTAATTCCCTTCCACTATCAGCAACAACTAGGCTTGCCATTCGCTTTCCAGCCTTAGTGATGCGAGGCTTAAAGGATAGCACGTAATACTCATCTTGTCCATATGGAAGTTGCTTGTAGTTCAAGAACCGTACCAATGGGCTGTGGCTTTCTCGTATCTCTTCAACAGGAACCGCTTCCACAATCCTGTTAGATCCAACAAGAATAATATAAGTGCGACCCGCTTCGATGGATGTTTCCTCTTCATCAAATACTCCAATTGATCCTGTGCCGTCTAGGATTTCTACACGGCTCCATCCCTTTCCTCGCTTAATTCCACGGACTACTCCCATGAGAATGAGAGCCTTCTTTTCATCAAAATCATCTACAGAACTAATGTATGCATGATAATGCTGTGGAACCTGAATATTAAATTCTGGAAGATTCAAATACTCATACATATTTTCCTTGATCTTTTCATCATTTCGAGGATTATCTGGAAATGTAAGGGCACCTACAGCATTAAGGGAAGATAGGGCACGACTATTTACACCATTACCTTTAGTAAAGGTAAATTCTTCTACTTCTTTGTAAGACTTAAATGGTCTTCCCTCAATATAACGAGAAGCGATCTTATCAGAAATAAACTTGATACTAGAAAGACCGAATCTAATACCCTTTCCCTCAATCTTAAAGTCTATATCGGAGTCATTGATGTGTGGTAAGCGCATTGGAATACCAATACGCTTTGCTTCAATCAGATACTCTGTACGACCATCCTTATCTTTTTCATTCTTAAGCAATGCAAAGATAAACTCTAGTGGATAATAATACTTTAGCCACGCCGTCCAAAACGAGACAGTTGAATAAGCGACCGCATGAGACTTATTGAATGAGTACCCTGCGTGCGCCTCAAAGTCAGACCACATTTTTTCAGCAGCCGCCCCACCAAGTGGCCCAGTCGCATTCCTAATAAATAACTCCTTGAATTGATCAAACTCTTTGGCATCCTTTTTCTTTCCAATAATCTTACGAACCTTGTTTGCTTCACCCATAGTCATACCGCCTAGACGTTGACAGGCAAGCATAACCTGCTCTTGATAAAGGATACACCCATACGTATCTTCAGTGAACTCTTTTAGAATATTATTTGTATAAACAATACCGCTCTTACCTTGTTTACGAGCAATATACTCCTTACCAATAGTATTCATGGCACCTGGACGCACGAGAGCGTTAGATGCCACCAGTTCATCAAACTTATGCACGCCCATCTTCACAAGAAGATTAGTGTATGGAGTTGCTTCACATTGGAATACGCCCTTAGTGTGTCCATCAGAAAGCATGTTGTAAATGTTAGAGTCTTCTAAATCTATTTTGCTTAAGTCTGGACGCTTACCTGTACGATCCTCAATAATATTTAGAGTATCGTTAATCACAGTAAGAGTCTTAAGCCCCAGTGCATCAATCTTAATTAGACCAATATCTGCTGCTTCCTCCATGTCTACCGCAACAACAGGAAGCCTAACATCACTTCCAGTAACATTTCTAGTTTCCATTGGAGCAACCCTAGAGATTGGTAATTTAGATGTAACTACGCCAGCAGCATGAACACCTGTTCCACGAATGCGGCCCCGCAACTTATCTCCGTACTTTTCTACCTCTGGATACTTGTCACGAAACCACTGTGTGTTTTTAGAAGTTATATATTCCTCCCAAGTATCCACTGTCTTAAGAGCACGATTAACGTCAGCGAGTGGAACGTTGAAACAACGAGCAACATCTCTAACGACTCCTTTATCCCTGAACTGTAAGAACGTTGCAATTGATGCAACATGCTTATACTGTCTCTCTAAATACTCTTTGACTTCCTCACGACGGCTATCTTGAATATCAGAATCTACGTCTGGAAAGTCATCACGATCAATATCAATGAATCGGAAGAACAGGAGGCCATACTTAATTGGATCAATATCTGTAATTCCAAGAAGATAGCAAACCAAAGATCCTGCTGAGGAGCCACGACCTGGGCCAACCATAATGTCATTCTTCTTTGCCCAGTTAAGCATATTCTGAACAACAATAAAGTAAGAGGCAAACTTCTTATCCTTAATGATAGAAAGTTCTTCTTCAAGTCGATCAACATATTCCTGATTAGTATGCAGATTCTTTTCCTTTAGAGAAGAAATTGCATACTTTCGAATAGTTGCATCAGGATCTTTATGTTCAACTGGAAGTAGATTTAAGTTGCGTTGAATCGTATATTCCTCAACCTTGTCAGCAATCTCCATAGTGTTGATAAACATATCTTCACGAGAATCTTCACCCATAGCCTCATGCATCTCTTCACCAGAGAGCAGATGAATATCAAACTTATTAAAACTCATCATACGATCTGCGCCATATAAATAATCAAGTCTCTTTAAAGGATCATCAATCTTACGAGATTTTTCATAGGTCACATCTTTCTCAAACTTAGCATGAGTATTATTGATAAGCATGATTTCCTGAATAACCTTCTGGTCTACCGTTGCGTGATGACAATCAGGGGTTACGATGATCTTGTGACCTGCTGCATCAGCAAGTTCAATAAGGGCACGATTCATTCCATCAGAATTATGAGGCATTACCTCAACATAGAAATCTTCCCCGAAACGATCTCCAAACCACTTAAGATGAGCCTTTGCAACGGCAAAGTCATCAACCTCAATAGCCTTATTAATGAGGCCAGACATACATGCCGACGAAACAATAAGACCCTCACGGTACTTTTCAAGCACCTCAAAGTCAATACGGGGCTTTCTATAAAACCCCTCAGTCCATGAAATCTCATTTAACCTTCCAAGATTTTCCAAACCCTTATCATTCTTTGCAAGAATAACAATGTGGTTATACACCAGATCAAGTGGCGTTGTGCGCTCAGACTTATCACGACGGTCAAAACGATCTGCTGTAATATATCCCTCTACCCCCAAAATGGGCTTGATCCCGCCAGCACGTGCGGCACGGACCATTGGTCGATGACCAGAAAGCGTTCCATGATCTGTAATTGCAATTGCTGACATGCCATTTTCCTTGGCACGATCTACATACTCTTCTGGAGTTGCAACCCCGTCCATTTGACTATAGTGAGTATGAACGTGTAGAGGTACATAATTCTTCATTAATTTCCTTAAATTGGTGTAAGGGGCGATAGATATATTCTACCGCCCCAAACAACATGTGTCAATTACCAGTCTAGATTCTTGGTGTCACTAGATCCTGGAGAATCAAAGCCAAGATAGAATGACTCTTGCTCTGCATATGTTACTTCACGAACAACCTTTTCAAGATTGAATGGCTCTACGCCCTTCCAATCAAACTTATCCTTATCTGGATCTCCTGGAAGCAGGATGTAGGTTGTATCAGTTCCACTGCCCTGGCGCTTCATACGCCATACACGATTGCTGATTGAACCAGTCTCAATTGCATATTCCTTTAGAGTATTGAATGCAGACTGCTTTCCAACACCCTGTGACCAAACTGCTACATATGGATCTTCTAGACCATCATCTACAAGAAGGTTGGTGTAGAAACGATAGCGAGCACGCCATCCACTCTTTGGCTCCTTGCGAGCCATCTCACAGCCAAAGCATCGACCCTCTGCCTCAATAGTGCAGACTGCCTTACGCTTATAATCCTTTGGATTTGTGTGCTCAGACACAACAATTGCGAGATCACGTGCTGAATCATAATTTGGAGAATCCTCATCTAGTTCATTAACAAAACGAACCTTGGCACTCTGTCCATCCTCTAACTTAAGCCAGCGAACCTTTGACCCGCCCTCAGATGATACTGATGGACGATCTAGAGCCTTCTCCATCTCCTTTAAACCCTTCATAATTCCCATAATAATACGCTCCTTAATACATTGATAATAGTGGGTCTTGCATTTTTTCTGTTAATTTAAAGATATCGTCGTCTGTCATGTCTCCAATATCCTTAAATCTTTGTGGCAGACCAATGACTGTTGCCCGATGTTTCATTCGGTTTACTATTTTTTCTGTCATTGTCTTTCCTGCATCATCGTTATCTGGAATAACTATAACGTTATTAAATGATTTTGTCAAGAGGTCTAGTTGAACCTTTGAGATATATACCCCAAGAGTTGCAATTGCTGGAACGCCACATTGATCTAATCGAATAGCATCAAATGACGACTCCACAACATAAACAGAATCAAACCTTTTTACACGATGAAGATTAAATAATACCTTTGACTTAGGTAGTCCAGGTGTATGAATGAAATTCTTTCCCTCAACACTGCGCCCAATAAAGCCCACATACATTTTACCGTCAGGGCTTTGAACTGGAATAGTAACCATGTCACGATTTTCGCTATATCCCAAAGAAAATTTATTTATAGAGTCAGGATTTAGCCTACGACCCTCAAAATACCTTATGGCTCTTGGACTATTAATTGCTTGACCGTTTAGTCTCTTTATAAGAAGTTCATCAAATGGTGAATAGTCAACTTTTTCCTCAAGCATCTTATCTAGACTGTCAACTATATTTGACTCTACCTTTGCGGAATCAATGAATCTGCTTGCTTCAAAGTAGGTTTTTTGAGTTAAATGCATTACAAGTTCAATTAATGATCGGGACTCATGACAGGAAAAACAAAAGAAAGTCCCCTTATCTTTACTGACTTCACCAGCGGGTGTACGATAATTATTGTGATAAGGACAGAAAATCAAATAGTCTGAATCTACTTCTGATTCAATGGTGATTCCAGACCCTGATATGACTCTCCTGACCTGCTCTGAGGAGTATATATCGGCCTGTTCTTGTCTAAACCGTCTATACATGCGGCTGCCTTCTTTCCTAAATACGATCCATATACGCTTAATGTAAATTCATAATAATTACCTGTAAATGATAGCGACCAGTCGGGGTCTATGTCAAGACGTTGAACATAACCTTCTGAACGCATAGAATCTCTTAGTAGTCTGATATATTCTTCTTTCATGCGTGGAATAAAAATATCATCAGTAATTTGACCTTCTAGATGAAATCTTTTTATTCTTTTATGCATGAATATCATGCAGTAATTATATCAGTTAGTTTTAATTATTAGATTTCGGTTACGGTCATAATTGGACCATCAGTTTCTCCGAAATTCCAGTTACCGCCACTAATGGCAACAACCTTTGCGGAGTATGTGTATGTTCCTGCTCCAACACTGTCAATAAAATGCAGTGTGTAAGGAACATTTTCAGAAGCAGCAGAAGATTCTGCCCAAATAACATTTCCAATTTGTGTGCTATCACGGAATAGTTTTATACGAACCCATGATGCCGCTGATTGATTTTCTGCATCTCCAGTTACAAATATTTCAACTGGGTTACCCTTTGTTGTAATTGTTGCAGAAATAAAAGTTGCTGGAAGACTTGCAGATGAAGCAACAGAAACCTTTGTGCCTACAGTTTGAACAAAGTTTCTCTGTCTTGATACTGGATTATAAAATCTAGCCATTAAACATCTTCACTTTCCAGGCCTAGTTGAATAACTGCTGCTTGAGAAGATGATGCAGATGATACTGCATAGATAACCTCACCAAAGCGTAGTTCTACTGACCATGCTGCGCCTGGAAGAATTCTGTATCCATAATTTGACGTAGATACACCATCTCCACCAATATAGATAGTGGCGGTATCAGAAATATTCTGGATAGTAATGTCTCTTCCTGAGTGATCTCCTGTTACAGAAACTGCTGTTTGAGTTGAATTATTTAAAGTTACTAGGTTATGTGTGACTGCCATGATTTTATTATACCACCTTACTCAAAGTCCTTGTAGATAAATCTACCAGAATCAAAATCTACTTGCACAACAAACTCTCCTAAAAATCCATTTCTATTCTTTCTAAATACTGCTTCAAGAACATCACTATTTGCAGCACGACCAAGAGCGAGTAGCCAGTCAGCATCGTATGCAATCTGTCGTGACCAAGAGGTCTGACCAAGCGTGGGAACACTATTCATATCTGTAACATCATCAGGTGTCGCAGACGAAATTGCAACAATGGGAATCTGTTCAGAGATGGCGAGTAACTTTAGTTCACGACTAAGATTCTTCATCTTAACTACCTCGTTATCTGTACGCTGATTACTAGTCATAAGATTAAGGTAGTCTACGAATACGATATCGGGCTTATATTGGTCGATCTTGCCCCTCAGAACGCTAGGTGAGACCTCTCCAATTCCGTCATTAGAAATAATGTGAATGCTTGGCTTACCATCAAATGTTTTGTGCATCCACTTTTTCATCATATCTGTCTCTACATCTCCACGAGATAACTTACGATGACTCCACATACCCTGCCCAATAATAGTAAATACACGATTGCGTACCTCTGTCTCTGTCATTTCTAGAGATACGATTAGTGGTGATTTGCCATTCTTCCATGCCTGTACAGCAAGATAAAGAGCCATCCAAGACTTACCAATAGCAGGATACGCAAGAAGTACGCCTAACTGACCTGGAGTAATTCCTGCTGGGAGATAGTTATCAAAGCCAGCCAATCCAGTATAGATACCATGAGTTCCACTTTCCTGCAATCTCTTTACATTTTCAAAGTATGCAATTGCATCATCAACATTTGATACATCTAGATCTCTTGCTGTAGAAGTAATATGCTTTAGCCTTGCTGTCTCAGACATAAGGGTTTCGAGTGCAGTAATTGAATCACCATCTTGCACCTGACTTGCAGCAGAACGCAACATAATCTTTACATTATCATTTAGAAAATCTGTTCTTAATTCATCAAGATGATGCTTTGTCGCTCCAGTATCTTTTATGTAATCAAAGTCTGGAAACTTCTGCTCAACGATATCAATTGGGGGAACAGTCTGATTCTGCTCATAATAATTACGAATAAAATCCCATATATCTGAATGTGTCCTCAACATCTGTCCAGCATTGGCCTGCAACAGAATGTGAACCTGCTTATCATTTAATACTGCTGAAAGAGTCTTTGCTTCTAGGTTAGCCATTCATCCATTCCTTTGCTTTTTCACGCATCTCTGCTCTAAATTCTTTATCTTGCCTATCTGCCTGCTCAGCAGAAATAATCTTTTCTACATTGTTTGAATACCAAGACCATGTTGGTCTTGAGTTTACCATAAAATAGTATCGCATAGCATTGCTTAATTCATCAAACGTAAATGACTCAAGTAACGCATCTGCTGCCCACTGTTCTTTATTTTTATTAAGAGTAGGCTTAATGATTCCGTTTATCTTACAATGCTTTTCAAATAGACTAATCAATGCAAATCTATCTTTGCGATCTACCATTCTAATCCTTAAACATAAATATTAATGTAGAACAAATTTTCATCTTCGATATATCCAACATGGCTGGCACTCCACCAGTCAATGTTTAAACGCTTAAGCATCTTATACATATTCTTCAATGCTTCTGCTGGATTATTTCCATATGCAACAAAAACCCTTGGGTTATCATTTGTTGCCTCATATGCAATCTTCATGTAAGTTCATCCTTTGCTTCTTGTAGTTTCATACTTAACTCATTTTCCACCAGAGCATAAACACGATCTGATGCCTGTCGTGTGGTTTCTCCCTCACGAACATGATCACTAATTTGGCAATCTAAACGTAGCGACTGGAAATTACCTATATTCAATGTATAACCCAGTGACCACTGGATTTTTGTTGGCTCCATCGGAGTCCTTTCTCTAGTCATGGCAATAGCATAATGTATGTGCTATGTTTTTGTCAAGACCTACATGGTTTCCCCAAATACTGGGATGAACCTTCCATCATCACCCTTGACATAATATATCATGCCGTCACCCATAGCATATCTTAATTCTTGTTCTGTGGGTGTTTTATTGTTGGTTACAAGACCATCTTTTCTTGCTCTTCCCATATGGGTTTGAGCCATTAAATTTCTTGCTTCCCATATATGATCTTCTGAATAATAACTTAAATGATGAAATGCGGTTACTCCACCTGGTAGTTCGCCTACTGGTGGAGGAAGAAAACCATTCCTAACTAATCTTGGAATACTTTTTCTGTGATAATTAAGTAATTTTGCTGCTTCTGATACGGTATAAGCACGTCTGCGCTTCCTTTTGAATTCTACCACGCTTGTAGTCATATTGCAATCTTTAGTGCAATTAAATAAAACAACAGTTCCAGATGCACGGCTCATGTGAACAATTCTTACTAGATCTCCATCAAGAAACCAAGTTCTTCTTCTTGGTCTTTTTATGACTGGCAGATCCAGGCTTTCATTCTCATTCTTTCCATTTGCCACAGCCATGCTGATTCTCCATCGGTCTTGCTAAAATCATGATAAAACTTTCTATATCCACAACGAATACAAAATGTTTCCATATGATTATATTCTGAAAATGCACGGTCGATAAACATTCTACCTTTGCACTTTGGGCATTTTATCATAATTCGCAAATTATATCATGCGGGGATACCAACGGCTATTAAATTAACAGTTATTGTAGTTAATCCGCCCGTATTAAATTGAATAACACCATCTACTCTAGATGTAGTAATTGAATTAATAATTGGTACTGCATCATTTCCAATTACAGAAGTTCCTCTATTTACTATTGTTGCGGTAACAATAGGAGGATATTTAAAGCCTGAATAGTCAAAGTGGAATGGTTCTGGGGATGCCACCGTTACATTTTTATTAATAGTAACATCTACATATGATGCAACAATTTTTGATGCCCTAGTTTGAACCTGCTGAACTCCATTATCCCTTGTAGTCACTGTAGTGTAATTATATGTTGCTGAAGATAACTCATTTTCAATTTCATTAACTGTATTGGCAACTGTATAAAGCCAGGTAACATCTATGGGTTGCCCACGGTCTGGAAGAGGAATTTTGCTTATGCTCATAACGAAATTATACCATTACAGAGCCAATGTTGCAATATACATTCTAAACGGATACCCAGATATTGTGCATGATCCAGTTAGAGTTCCATTTAAATCTATTATGTTTGTACCAGCAAATGCATCTTGATCTGTGGGATGCAGGCTTATTGAATTATAATTTATTGCTCTTACGTAATATGTTCCATTAGAAAGACCACCGATTGGATTAGATGAATTATAAACAATTGGAACCCCTGTACTATAGTTGCTACCGCTTTGAAAAAATATGGAATTATCTGTTAAGTTTATGTTTGATGAATTTTGTAATATAGTATCTTGACGATAATATCTTGATATTGGATATCCTGGTCTGTATATTTCTATATTAATTCCTGTTGGAGTAACAAGTGCATTTGTAATTGGATCTGGGTATTGCGATGGAATAACAATGTTTGTTGATGTTGCAGTAATTCTTTGTAGATAGTACCAGTTTGCTGGATTACCGCTTGAAGTCCACTGTATCCAAACATCATATTCTGGGGATTCTTGTATATGATTAAGAGTTCCGTCATTATCTTTGTAAATTGAAACAGAATCCCAGGAGACTGAAACATATGCTGGGCTTGCTGTTGTATTTTTTTGTGCTGAAATTTGTGCCTTAGTAAGTCCTGATCCACGAACAAAAACAATTGTAGGGTCTATAGAATAGATTGGACTCCATTCAGAAATTCTATTAAAGTCATCTGAAAGAATTCTAAATCTTATTTGTGCATGTGGATTACTAACACTAGTATTAATAAAATTACTTGCTGGAACAATAACTTTCTTTGACATTAAGAAACTCCGACAGAAAATCTAAAATCAATATAATTATTAGTATTCGCTAATTTTGAAATAGTTGTTGCGCCTGAAGTTTGAACGATAGAGTATCCAGACATTTTATATATTGGATTTTCTAAAGTATTATCAATTCTAAATCCATCAAATGCTACAAAGAAATTTGATGTTGCTAATGGTGCAGATCCCATTGCAGCACTATCAACCATTACCCAAATTTTACATACACGAATATCTGGTGCGCTAAAGTCTGATGATGTATAAAATTGAATATATGGGAGCGTAGAATCTTTCATATTGCCTGATAAATAGTTAGAATGATCTATATTTTGAGAAATTTGCCATGAAGATACAAAGTATCTATTCGTAGAAGAAAGAGTCTGCGAAGGAATATATATTTGTGCCTTTGCATATGAATTACTAGTTTGAGATTCATTTTTATAAAATTCCATCAAGATCTTTATATTATTAAATGAACTTGATCCTTGCTCAACTATATCTAAAGCAGATAATGCCAGTTTTAATAAATCTGTTGGATTATTGCCAGATATGTCAAAATTAATATTATTAAGATGAATATGTGTTCCTTGAGCAAGCCAGGTTCCGACAACATTTGAAAGTGTCCAAGGTGTGCCCACTGTCCCTGATCCATTTGATGGTATTCCTGATGATGGATATATTACTGACATATCTCCACGAACAAGAAGGGTAGTATCTAGATTTCTTGGCCCCTCTTTTCTTGATAATCTTTGTGGAAACTTAAATACCGTATCTGTGGTTGGAACAAACATTGTTGTTTGTGGATTTGTTGATATGTCAATATCACCCGATCCATCAGTTTTAGCAATAGTATTTGTTTTTAATACTGGGCTGGCTATGGTATTCCCAGTATGGTACTGCCAATCTTGAGAAAAGTTAAAAATCATCTTGCTATCATATTGACCCGCTAAAACATTGTTTGCTGCTGACCAAATGCCAACTTCAGTTATTTCATATTTATTTGATGAAGGAAGTTCTGCTGTAAAAGAAATTTTAGTCCTAGAAACAACTACAGAAGCGTTTGTAGATAAAGCGTTAGAGGCAACATCTAATGCAATTAAAGAATAACTAATTGTATATGTTGTAATAGATGTAACGGTATACGAACCATTAAATATTGAGTTTCCATTTCCAGAAACCCCAGAAACAATGATAGATTCTCCGATGAGTATATTATGTGCCGTCGCTGTAGTTATGGTTGCCACATTGGAAGACAGGGCTACATTTGTAACAACAAATAATTGTGAATCATCAATAAATCCTTTGGATGAAATTGGAACCCTGGTCATTTCAAAATCCATCATTTGTTTACCGATGGCATTTGCAGGTACTGAGTCTGTAATATTTAAAGGAACTGCTCCACAACCAATGGATAAATGCGTGGCAAAATTAGAAACTTGACCAAGTATATATTTTGAAATTATCTGTTTGCCGTCATTAGTTATCATTGATTATCACCATGTTATCCATCAGATCCTATTAAGTTAATTGTACCATTGGTAAGTATTTCAACCTGTATCTGTTCATCATTATTAACAGATTCTACTTCTACTACAAGGTTCCCGCCTGTGTCAAAATATACAGATATTGGTGCTCTTGAGGATAAGTCTATTGAAAATCTAGAAAAATAATCTATTCCATTATTTGTTGCCACAATATTATTTGGATTAAAAATTCTATTAATTGTTTCTAAATTTGCAATTGGACTATAGGACACTTGCTGTCCATCAATTAAGTCTGCTCTTGAAATATTAGAGAGTTCTACGCCTCCAATATCTTCAAAAAGTAATTGTTCTATTTGAGCAATCTCAACATTACTATTATCAAAAACAATAGTATCAAGGGGTGCCAACTTTACATTTTCACCAACATTGGTCATTGGCACAAACGTTGGAAGATTTGGTGTGGGAGATGGTGCAGCAGGTTGGGGTGATGGAGAAGATGATTGTGTTGCTGGAAGTGCAGCAAGTGGATTGCCTTTATCTAAAACCACATTAGATGAATCTGGGATAGATCCTGGAGTTCCATCTGGAACAGGAACATCATGTGCTGGAATAAAAAATCCCATAGGGGATGAATCTGGAACATGAATATGAGCCACGTTATACCTCCGCTAAGTGAACGGTGGTTGTTACTGCACCGTTACCCTTTTGATATTCAATATTATAAACAACAAACCTCGTATTTTCTGGGGCAACATATGGAATTCCATTAAAGTCTGAGTGAGAGATTTGCACAATGTCCCCTAATTGCAAATGTGGAGTAGCAAAAGTTACAACCCCTACAGTTCTTTTTGGATAAATTACTCTTTTAATTGTCCAATCCATCATTGATTCTGCTGCTGCTGTCGTTTGCACATATTGTGCATTAATAGAAAAATCATTTTGTCCATATTTACTTCTGCTGTTTAATATATCTGTATATAATTTTTGATATTGACCAGCATTATTTGATCCTGAATAAATAGAATCTGTAAAGTTGCTATTCTTTTTAAAATAGTCATCCACTGTAAGAGAATGTGTTGTATTTTGAGTAAAAGAAATTCCAAGAATTCTTAAATAGTTTCCAGATGTATCGTCTAAGTTTATGTTTTTATCTACGTTATTAAAGATTAAGAATTCTGCTCCATATGAGCCTGCATAAAATCCTGATACAGTATACCCCTGAGTTCTGTTAAATGTTGGAGCAAGAACCGCATAAAGTGCAGGGAAAGCCCTGTCATACTTTATGTTGAAGTATGCCGCCTCTCTCATAATCGTACCAAATTCTTCATAATACAAGTCATATTTTGGATCATTTTGAGCACTTATTCCAGAAAGGTAGGTGCTCTGAACCATTCCACTAAGTGAATATCTTTGTAAACCGTTACTTTCTGTTAAAGAGTCAGTATTAAATATCTGAGAAACTGGGGCTTGTAATAATTTTGCAGTACTTTCAGAAAAATTATCAGAAAGGGCGTATACATTTTCAAACATTATCCTTGAGTTTCCACGAACAAAAAGAGCCATATTGTTATAAATTGGAAGTGGGCTATCGTCTGTTGCAACTGCAACTTGTTGACCGTTAATATACAGGTAGAATGTTCTTGTTGTTGTGTTATCAACATATTCTGCTGAAAGATCATATACTGTAGAAACTTCACTTGTGGTAAGCCTTGCTTGAGAGGTAAACTTTCCATCATCTATCAAAATTCCTGCAAACCCTCTCCATAAAATCTTTGGAATTGCAATTGTATTTATACCTTGTATAGATCCTAACGGAGACAAAGTATTTAATGATATTGCTGTATCGGTAGTATTTGTTTGATATTGTATTGATCTTGAGTCTGGTATGTTTGTAATTGTATATGTTTCTGGGCTTGAGCCAAATCCTATATTTGAAACAATAATCTGCTCACCCTGAACAAAAGAATGATCTCTTAATGTATATAAGGTTACAATTGCTGGACTATTAGTTGATCCAGCACTTCTTTCTACTTGAATAATATCTGCTGCATTATATCCAGAAACTATTTTATAGAAGAATACATCAGATATTAAACTATCTGATGTTAAAGACTTAGATACATCTCCCCCAGAAGAAGATGTTGTAGTAAGCGGATTATATGTTGCAGTTCCCGTCGTTATTGTTGGAGTACCTGGGTCTGCCGATACTGTAACAATAAATTGACTTGTTGTTGCAGAAGTAACAATACCCTTTACAACGTTATATGCTGTTGGGGCTAATCCAGTTATGGTTACTTGTTGACCTGTAGAAAAGTTATTATTTGCAGTATATGTAATAAGCCAATTGCTTCCAGATGCTGTTCTAGTTACCGCAGTTATTGAGGCACTTGTTATAGTTGGTGGAGTAATTTGATATTGAAATTGCTTCCTATCCGATGATATTTGAGTTATTATAAATTCACCATTTAGTGTTGTATATCCATTTGTTTTGTTATTATCATCAATAAGACCCGCTACCGCTACAGAATCTCCTATATTAAACTCATGTGGAGTAGTTAATGTTACGGTAACAAGATCATTTGTTGCGGTTGTTAATGTGCTTGAGGATACTGAATAATTAATTACATTAGAATTATTTTTATAAGAAGATATTGATGTTTGCGATAAAGCAGCAATTTCAAAATAATATCCAACATTTGTATCTTTATTTAAAGAAAATGCTATGCCACCACTTCCACCAGTAATTGAAACTTGCTGTGCTGGGTCAGTTGACATAACAGAACTTGGTGAATAAATATTAAAGGCACCGACTGGTGTTTGACTAACATTTGATCCTTGCTCAACTCTTCCAATTACTCTAACCCTAGTTCCAAAATGTGAGTATGGCTTTTGTAATGGCTTATATGCATATGAAACAAAATTTACTGGATTGATTGCATCTGGAACTGTTGGACCATTGAAAACTAATGCTGAAGACTGTACTGTTCCAGAAAGTGCTGACTTATAATAATTTGCAGAACTCTCAGTTATATTTGTATTAGCCATAAAGTTTTTTATAACACTATTTCTTGTAGCCTTCTTTGCAATGTCTGATGCCAGGTATGTTTGATTATTTATAACTTTTTGAAATCCTGCATTAACGACTCCCGTATTACTTGGATAGTTAATAGTTTGATTAGTATTAAATAAATAATCTTGTGCATCCTGAATAGATCCATGTATGTAATTATCATCTACCCAGGTTGATGTTGAAGGAATTCCTGCTGTATGTTCAACAATTGGTGTTCCAAATTGACCACGACCGTGTGTAATAACAATGCCATCTTGTATATTTGTATATATCCTTACGTTTCCAGTTGGATACATCTTTCCATTAAAAGATAGTTTTGCAAAATAATCTTGATATTGTTGATTATTCTCAATCCAAACATTTCCTACCCCCGCTACAGAATATTCAACGGCATCGTATCTAATAATTTCACCATTTGCATAAAAATATCCAGCATAGTTTCCTAAATAATAAACACTTTCTCCAAAATCTAAAGTCGCATTGCTTATCGGTTGAGATGTTAACGTTCCTCCAGTTACAGATGTTTTTGTCATATCTCCATATGTATTTGTTTGATAAATAATATAATAATTATTAGAATTATTAAAATAATTATTAAGCGTAGTTGATGTAGAAGAACTAATGGTTAGCCCTGCATTAATTAAAAATGCTTGTAGGTCTGCTGCATCTACACTTCCAAGAACAGACCAAGATCCATCCATTGTGCTATCTACCCCGTTTACTGTAATATTACTATTAGTGGCAAAATCAATATTTTGTGCAACTTCAAGAATTACTGTATCTAGTGGTTGAACTACTGTTGCTGCTCCCAACCTTGTTTTACTTAAAACCGAATATGCTGTATATCCAACTGTTGGTATAGTTGCTGGTAAATCTGTTTTTAATGGCATAGCAGATAAAGAATAGCCAGATGATGTTTGTGCTGATTCATTAATCGTTCTAGAATCTTGTTGTCCAGCAACCTCCCAAAGAAGGACGGGCTTATATACATAGTTTTGAGATTCAGCAATATATGGTGCTTGAGCAATTGATCCAATTGATTTTTGAATATAACGAGTTGTATAGTTAATGACACCACCGTTAAAGGTTTTCTTTTCTTGTGAAGCAATATTAATAATATTTGGAAGCATTGTTGATCCATTGACTACAGTTTCTTTACCATATAATGTCATATCTGTTGATCTTGATGCTGTAGTGGGTAGCAAATAATTTTTAGACATAATAACTAAATTGTTGTATTCATCAAAAAACATTGCTGATTGTGATGAAATTGCTAATTGTTGTAAAGATTCTGCAATATTTTGATTTGGGCCTACGAAGAAGAAAGGAATTATTAATTCTTCATCGTCTGCCGTTCTTTTAAATACATAGTTGCTAAATCCAATGCTATCAAGCAATGTTGTTACAGCATAACTTAATGATACATTTGTCAATAGCATCTCTGGAGACTTTTTGGATTCTAAGAAGTAGAATAAGTCTCTTACATTAAAGGTTAGGGTAGCGAATGCATCACTTACTTGAGGAATTGTTTCTGAATACATTGTCTTTATTGGCATATAGTAATCATATTCATTAACATTTTTTACAATGTCATAAAATAAAAACTTAATTTTTCCATTTGAATATTGACTAACAACACTTCCTGTACCAGCAATTGGATCAAAAATATTTTGTTCATTAAACGTAAGATCATCATCAAAAATACTTATTGTGCCAGTTGATGCAAGCAATGATCCTGTTGGAAGAGAATAAGTTCCCAAGTCTGAAAGAGTTTTTGTTATTGTAAATGATTGAATTTTTTCAGTTACGTTGCCCACCAATCTTGGTGAAAGTTCAATTAAATCAAAGGTACAGTTTGCTTTATTCATGGTATCAACAACAATTCTTAATCCATAGATCATTTGAAATTCTCTAAAGATTTTTGTTGTTCCTGAAACATAGTATGGGGGATTGTTAAAGGTTTTTAATACATGGGTGTCTTTTGTAATATCTGTTCCTGAAAGAATCCATGTATAGTTTGCATCATATGTCTGCCAACTTCCTCCATCGCTAATATACAAAACTCCCTTATCTGTGCTAGATGTTTTATATAAATAAGCATATCCAAGGGGCAGTATCGCATCATTTGTTGGTGGTGTAAACACTTCTCCTGCAAAAGTATATGTATTTACATATGCGTCTGGGATAATTAATCCATATTCAATTTCTACCTGACCATCTGAACCAATCACTGGTGATCCATCATTACGAACTGATGATTCCGAAAATGACATTAAATCTATCCAGTTATTACTAGAATCAAGTGCTTGAATTCTCCAAATTGATGGAACTGTTCTATTAGACAATCCATAAAATGGATCTGGTTGATTTGCAACATTATCAATTCTAAATGGACCATTATCAACATCGCCAACATTAGTTTGCATCTTTATCGTTACCCTGTTTGCTGGAACAGGATTATTGTAAACTACAAAAGGGGCTGCATCATAAATATAATAAGAATTGCCTGTTTTTATTGTTAAAGATAGTCCAAATGGATTTTCTGTACTTAAATTATTTACATCAGTAGATACTTCTGTACGAAAGGAGGTCCAATATTTAAAATCATCATATCTTGATGACATATAGTACCTTGGTCTTCTTGCATAATTTACTGTTCCATTTCTATAACCAGCGGTAATATCATCCAGGTACTGACCAGAAACACCTAAATATAATAGTTTATTTATTCCAGATCTTGGCCTATTTTGCTTAAAACAGTCTTCAAGTGAATACATTAATTTAATTTTTTGTTTTGGTGTGGTATATGTTAAAAGAGTTTGTGATAAAAGGTCTGTATCGGCAAACCCAGCATTAACTACGGTATCTGAATCTGTGGCTCCTGTATAGTACCCCTTAAATCCAGCAGCATTGTTTACTGGATCTACCACATCATATACAGGACGAATTGATGAATAATAAATATCTTTTGATCCTGGTCGATAGCGATAGTTACCAACTAAAGAAATGTTGTAGGATTGATTTAAATTCCACTCTGCCCAGATTTCTTGCTGGTTTTCAATGGTATGCCCTTGCTCAAGTTTAGTCTTTAAATCATTATTTAATTGAAACATTATACTTCTTCCAATGATACAGAAACTGACCAGAGATCGTGATTGGTTGCACCACGCTTTTGAATGCTATATTGAAAACCAGAAAAATACATTTGTCGTATATCTGTGTAAATCCCCAAGTAATTAAATGATTGATCTGTTATTTGACCAGCAACCGTTTCATTATTAAACTTATCATATCCTAAATACACCCAAAATGGTCCACTATGAGTTTCATACCAATCAAGTAGTTCTACTCCACCTGCTCCACCATCGACAGTATACTGTTCACTAGAGTATCCATTTGTTGGATTTCCATTAGAATAATAGTTATCAGATGGTGCCCCATTTGATGAAAATATTACATTTCTTGAAAATGATCGTGAAGGAAGCATATCCCATGAAACAGATAATGTAATCTTATCAGCAATGTGATATGAACGCATCGTTCCATTAATCATTCTTTGACGATTTTCAATTCTTTGTTGACTAATTTGCATTTCTTTTCTGTTATGATCAGAACAAATAATAAAGTCTTGTTTTTCTATACCGCTTGGAAATCTTACTCCATTATCAACACTTCCAGAGTCGTTAGCCCAAAGCATTGCTTGTGGTCTAGCCCATTTTTTTCTACCAGAAATGTAGGCAGATGTTGACGTTGCCCCATTGGGATTAATATCCATTTATTCTCCTAATTGAACTATTGTCAACATTTCTAATTTTTGTCATAACCACATTAGCAATCTCATCTGCGCTGGCTCCTGGGTTTGTTACAGGAACGCTAACGCTATATGTATTATACACTGGAGCATGGATCTTTGTCGATGCTGAACCCCTGACACTGCCCCCAGATCCTGGGAATGAATATCCTGGCATAACAGCGCTATTCTGATTCATTGCAGAAAGCATAGACATTCCATATCTATCAACTGCTGCCTTACGCATTACAAATTCTCCTGGCATTAACATGGCTAATACAGAGTCCATCGCTGGATGCCCCCCACCATTTGCATATCCTCTAATCATTCCACCATTTGCTTTGCCAGGTAGTGCGATAGTTAGCCCCATGCCATTTGATAGCAATGTTTGTCCATTAGAAGTATATGTTTGTGGTGTTGTTGCATTTGATATACCAGATGCACCACTTATATCCATGTGGTTTCCAGTGGCATCATTGTACGATCTTACTGCTGCTGCTGCTTCAAGCCATGCATCTGCAATTTTCTTAAGTGATCCAATTTGTGAATTTGTGGCTTGATCAATTGAAGTTTTCATATTGTCCCATTGATCATGAGTATAACCATTAACTGTATTTATTGCTGTTGCTACCTCTAAGTTTGTACTATAGTTTGTCAATAATTCTTGATATTGCTTATTTTGTAGTTGTAAGGTTTCCATAGTTCCATGCTGAATATCATAAATGTCACTATTAAGATCTCTAATCTTAAGGTTATTGTTATAAATCTTATCTTCTTCAGCAGTAACCTGTAGGGTTGTTTGATAATCTTGTTCCTTGATATTGCTAATTTGTTGTTCTGCTTGTAATCTAGTTAATCCACCTGGAGTCTTAAGTGCATCAATTTGATTTTGCATTGCATTTTGCATACCAGTTCTAACCTCATTGGTTGCATATTGAACCTGGCTTGCTTGCATTTGCTGTTGTGCTTGTGCAGCAGCATAAATATCTCCTGTACTAAGAGCCTTAGAAATATTTAACTGACTATTTTGTATATCAAGAATATGCTGATTTGCGGCGGCAATTGCATCAAGAGCCTTTAATCTCTTGTCATATGCAGTCTTAATTACAGTTTCTTGTTGTGACATAATATCTAGATCATGAGTTAATGCACTTGAAACTCTATCTCTTATTGTTACCTGCCTGTTAAGATCATCAATGCCCTGTTGAGTTAAATTATTTTCATGAGTAAGAGAATCAATTTGCTTTTGCTTTGCATCAACAAGATCTTGCTGTTGTTGAATTTGTTCATCATTGATTTTAACTTGCAACTGCATTTGGTTTGTAGTCATGCCATTAGCCTCAAGGAACTTTGCTTGCTGATCTAAAAGTGTTTTATCATCTAATGCTTTGAATGCAGCGTCTACTGCTGTTGTAAACTCTCCAATTTTTGTTTGTGAATCAGACATTTCACTTTGCAACTTTTCTGATGCAGTCATTGTTGCTTCAGCAAGAGCCTTTTGTGCTGCTGCACCAGCCTTTACATTTTCAACAAATTGCTTCCATTGTGTACTTCCCTTTTTCAAAGTATCTGCTTGCATAACTAGAGCATCATTAGATAAAATAAAATCTCTTTGATTCTTATCAAATCCACTATTTGGCATCATCAATGATGTTGCAACTCTTGCTTTTTGCTGATTTAAAGCAATTTGCTTGTTTACATCATACATAGTGGTACCAAAAAGACCATTAGTATAATCAGAAACAAGTTTTCTCATCTTGGCAGAACTCATTTTATAAAGTTCTTCGGCATTCTTTAATCCAGCATCTCCTGTACCAATTGCATCAAGAATTGCTTGTGGAATATTTCCAAATTTACCCTTAATTTTATTAATCATTGCGGGGTATGTGTTAGCAGTTCCAGCAGCATCGGCAATAAATTGTTGAATTGTTGTTAGTGATTTTGAGCCGCCGCTGGTGCTATTAGGATCTTTAGGTGGTTTAGGATTTTTAGTATCAAGTGTATTTTGAATATCTTGAGCATTAAATGCATCAGCGTAACTCTTAAGATAATTTTGAAGTTGTGTTGGATTCATTTGCTTTCCTGAAGCATCCTGAATTTGAATCGCAGCCATTACTGCAAATTTAAATGAATTTGGCTTTTTTGAAAAATCATCTAAACTCATTCCCATTGCTTTTAGATCTGCTTTTACAGTTTGAGGACTTATTCCACCATCCTTACCGCCTCCAAAAATAATCTGCGCTCTTTTCATTGGACTTGGTGTTTTATTAAAGATTTTAATTCCATTAACTAGGTTTTCTAATCTTTTTTCTCCATCATTAGAGTCTATGGTTATTTTTGATCTAAAATTAGTTGGAACACTGCTAAATGCATCTAATGCATCTGATATTGATGTAAGGTCTTTTACGTTTGCCTTAGTTATTTCAGTATAAATTGTTTTTTTAAGTTTGTCATCTGTAACAGATTCTACCGCTCCAAGTGCTTTAGTATATTTATCAATTTCTTCTGGAGTAATATTTGCTTGCTTTTTTACAACAATGTCTAAATTCTTTCTTCCTTGAGTATCCAGGGAATACCATGAATCTAATGTTTTTTGAGCACCTTTAACATCTCCAGTTTGTTCTAAGTTTAATACAAGATTAGTTACATTATTTGCATTATCTCCAGTATTTAAAAGTGTCTGCAATTGTGAAATGTTTATGCCCTTTGTTTGAACGTCATAAATAAGTTTTTGCACTTGAGTAGCATTGTCTGTGCCAATGGCTCCACCTTTTGCTTTTTCAGCCAGAGAATTTATTATTGAATAAGCATCAATACCACCGTTGGCATTAGATATTGCATCAAATGCTGCATTTCTGGCATTTGCTCCTAGTGGATTATATAAATTATTGCTTTGAATTGCATCACTGGTAGAATTTTTTAAAAATTGGTTTCTAGCATCTGCTTCCTTTTGTGTTAAACTACTTTGATCTTCTTGCAATTTCTTTAATTTCTCTGCTTCTTTTGTAGTTAATTGTCTTTTATTCTTAATTGTTTCTAATTTATCAATTTGACTTTGAAGTGCTTGATTTGCTTGAATATCATTTTGTTTTTGCTGATTTGCAAAATTTATTGCAGCAGTCTGATATGCCGTAGTCGCTTTTACTGCATCATTAAAATTACCGCCAAAGCCAAGTGTTGATCCTAGTCCCCCATTATTTGCCATTGCTTCTTGCATATTTGTAATAAGTGTTTGTAGGTTTTGTTTACTTGATTGTTCAATTTTTACATAAACTGTTACTGGATCTTTGTAAATATCTTTTCCATCTGGACCAATCATTGATGTAATTTTTCCAAGAATCTGTGGAGTAAGTTTTGTTTGTCCTAATTGATTGGATATTGCATATGCTAAAGATTTTGCCTGATCTGGACTTATTGCGTTAGAAACAACCATTTGTGTTAATTTATTAGATAGAGTATCAACAAAATTTTGAGCACCCATTTCAAGACTGGCCTGTGCTTCTGAAGAAAATGCTTTTCCGCTTTCTGTTTGCAAAAAGCCTTGTGCTTTATCTAATTGTGGTGATGAAAGGCCAGTGTATTGTTTAAACTGGGAACTTGTTTGCTTTTGAATTGTAAGAGTATTTCCATAATAATTTGCAGCACCCTGAAGTTCATTTGCTGTAATTATTTCAGCATCTCCTAATTTCTTTCCAGCGGCTATAGCATTATCAATACTCTTTCTCCAAAGAACCATTGCTGCAATAACTCCACCTATAACTGCTGCGGCTGCTAAAAATGGTGCGGCTGCAAGAGCCATAGAGGCAGCAAATCCTAAAAGTTCTGCCGTTGTTATATCTTCTGCTACAGCAAATGCTCCTGTAGAAATCATTTGATTAATAATAAGTACCTTTAATCCTCCAAAGAGTGCAGCAATGCCCTGAGCACCAAAAATAAATGGCATAATACTTTGTGCTACCTGACCAACACTGTTGTTCATCATAGACAAGCCAAGAGTAACAGTATCTAAACCAGTGCTTAGTGCAATCATCTTGCCTGCACCCATTTTCATTTTTGAAGATACGTTCTTTGAATTATTACTTACTTCTTCTGTTGCAGTAATCTCACCACTTAATGCTTTTTCTTGTGCCGCCATTAAACCAGAAGCGATACCGATATTTCCTTGACCACCTGGTAATCCAAATGGCACTATTTTATTTGGAATTTTGGGTGTATTTTCTGCAATAATTCCTGAACTTGTTTGTGGCATATTTGCAGAAGATGCATATAATGCCGATCCAGCCATTCCAAATGCCATAATTGGTTTGCCAGATTGTGCTGTTGCTATTGCTTTTGTTGCCGCCTCTCCAACCTGTGTTGCTTGATCAATAACAGATTGCTCTCCTTCCTTCATTCCAACAACTAGTCCGTCGGTAATATCTTTACCAGTTTTCTTTGTTTTCTTTGAAGGAGATTGTGTTTGTGCAGATGAATTTATTGAACCTATTGCTGAATTTCCAAGGGATTCACCCATTTTTGTTGCTTCAACTGCAAACTCTGAAGTGAACTGTGAAAAGTTTTTACTAATTGATGCAAGTCTAATTTTTGTTTCAACGTCTAATTTTTTCCATATTTCAACAACCTTATCTGTTTCAACATTTAATTCTGATGCCATTGGAGCAAGATCTATTTGTTGTGGTCCTAAATAATATGGAACATTTCCAACAGATACCATTCCAGCCTTATATTGCTTACGACGAGATTCGGCCCTATATGCTGTACCAAAAAATTTTCCAAGCGAAATTCTTCTGCCGCGAACTCTTGATCCAGTTTCTGGATTTATGCCCGATGATGCTGGATCGGTAATTGATGTTGGATTTGACATCGCTAATCTAGCCTGCTTTACTGCATCACTTCCAGATGCAGCAACTTCATCATATGCATTAGTAACAATTTTTCCAAAATTTTCTTCAGTCAAGATAATATTATCTTTTTGTTTTGATAATTGTTGACCAATCTTTTGTGTAATTTGTTCAACAGTTGATTTAATACTTACTGGATCAACGCCAGCCTTTTTAAGTTGTAGTTCAAGTTCTCCATGAGCAAATGCACTATTTTCAATTAAATCTTTCTTTGCCATTCCAAATGTTGCTGTTCCAGCATTTAGTGCAGAATTAAGTTCTTGTGAGACATTGACAACCTCATTAGTATATACTTTTACACTTTTGCCAGCGGCTTTTGCTGCTTCTATTGCTCTTTGAGCACTAGGAGTAGCATTTTTTGAAATTTCAGATAATTCTTCATCAGTTGCAACTTTTGGTAAAACAAAGTGTGCAGATGAAAATCCTCCACCAACACTCACAACTCCACTTGCATATCCAGGAAGATTTCCAGAGTTCATTGCGCTAAGTATTGGTCCATACTTTTGTGTGGCCTGCTTTGTTATTACAGTTTCTCCTGGTGTAAGCATTGCTGGAATGGTATCTCCATTACCACTTCCTGGAACAATTCCACCAGTAGCCATCTTTCTTACTGGACTTCCTAACATTGTTGGAAGATTTTCTGCTGCTGATGTTGCTGCTTTAGCATATCTTTGATATGCAAGAATTAATTCATCAAGTGATTGCTTTTGAATATTAATAGATTCTGTAAGTGAAGTAGTTTTTCCTTCCAATGAGGCTGCCGCCGCAGCAGCATCTAATTCCTCAGTCTTCATATACTTAAAGATTGATCCACCATCTTTAATTCTATTAAAGAAATTATTTACAATTGAGATTCCCTTGACTATGTTACCCGCAAAGTTTCCAAACAAACCGATACCCATAATTAATGCTGGTACAACAAGACCGAATCCCGCTATAAGTATTGTAATAAAGTTTTTAACTCCTGGGCTTAGTGAGTTAATTTTGTCAAATATATTTGAAAATAATGTAAGAACTGGAGTAACAATCTTTAGGAACATTTCTCCAATTGGTGCAATAGCAATTTTAAGTTTTTCTACTGCCCCTTGAAATTTTGCGGTAGTTGATTGTTCAATTTGACTTAAAGATTTGTCAGACATTGTTGCAAGTTGCTGGGTATTCATTCCAAGAAGTTGCATGGCCTGCGCTACCTGACCAGTCTTTTGGTTTAGACCATCAAACAGTGCTCCAATACGAGCAAACTGATACTTACCGAATACCTTTGCAAGCACTTGCTCTCTATCAAACTTATTAAGACCTTCTAGAGATGCACCAAATTGAGTAACAAGGCCCATAAGGTTTCCCTTATTTTCTTGAACCATTTGTTGAAGATTGATGTGATATTTAGAAAGTTCAGTTGTTGCAGCCTTAGTAGGATTAATCAATGATGCAAGTCCAGACTTTAATGCGTTTGCACCCTGTTCTGCACTTACACCACCAGCCTTCATTGCTACAAGCATGACGGCTAGGTCTTTTACGTTACCACCTAGACCCTGAATTACAGGGGCAACACGAGGAATAGCACTTGTAAGATCGTCTACAGTAAGAACTGTTTGGTTTGCCACAGCACCGATGAAGTCTACTGTTGGTGCTAATTGCTGATTACTTAGTTTAAATGCAGTCTGCAAGGTAATTGTTGTGGTCAAAGCCTTTTGATAATCAATTTGACCAATTGTTGCCAGCCTTAAAGACTGTTCTGTCTGAGAGGTTAGTTGCTGATTCTGAAAACCTGCTGCTGCTGCATCGGCAGCAACCTTCATGGTATCTTGCAGAGAAATACCATACTTGGTATATTCAACACCTAGAGCCTTGACTGCATCCAAGTTCTTTTGAGTCTCTGCTGCTGGAGTGGTAATATCTCCATATACTCTCTTAAAGTCTCTTGCTTGCTGATCAAGTTGCATAAATGTCTTTGCAGCATATGCTCCAAACGCAGCAAGGGGTACGCTGAATCCAACCATCAACTGGCGACCAGCCCATTGGGTATTCTTACCCCAGTTGATCATTGATGTTGAACCATCGCTCAGCAACTTATTAAAAATTTGTTGTCTTTGAATTCCTACAGCAAATTCTTGATTTTGCAAATGCATTGGCTGAATAGCCAGCGTTTTAGTAAATCCATTTTGTGCTTGACCAAGTGCTACATATTGTGTCTGAAGTTTCTTAACTCTTTCTTCAGCAAGAGCCATAATATCATTATGCTGTTGAGAAAATACTTTTCCAAAATTCTGAGTAGAAGCAATTCCATATTTAAAATATTCTCCCAGCGATAATTTACTCTTATCAATCGCTGATCCAAGTCTTGATACACTTGATTCAACATTTCTAACTGATGTAGAGAATTGACCAATTGCCCCGACTTGTGATGCAAAGTTATTAACTAGATTCTTTTGTGATGCAGCAGCGCTAGCATTTGTTTGCAAGACAGCCTTATTAAAGGCATTAATTTCACCCTGTAGTTGTCTTAAGGACTCAATAGCACTAGTAGCATTTACGCCTATATTAATATTTGCGTTTACATCACTCACAGATTAGCACCTCTTTAATATTATACACTAGAGGACTTTACCAGGAAGGGTTTTCTAGATCTTTTGCATTAGTGTAATCAAGACCATTTCCTATACCGAAACCTTCTCTTTGAGCAGCCATACCCTGCAAAGAAAGCACATCGTTTGGATCAGATGTTTGTCCACCACTAAAAGCCTTGGTAAGTTTATCTTGCCAAATTTTTTCACCATCTTCTTCTGCTCCATCAAGTTCTACACCTTGAAGGGCAGCAAGAAATTTACGGTCATTAGACTCTTGCTTTCGTTTAGCGACGAGAATTTCAGTTAGTTCTGACATAGAAAGATTATCTTCTAATTCTTGAAAATCTTTCCAATTTCCTAAAAGAAATATTTCTGATTCTAGTGGAACTAGGTCTAGTTCAGACCAGGAATCCCCGCCGCTGGAATGTTTCCCTGGTCATCAAACTTAATGCCAGCAGCAGCCTCAATAATCTTGTATACGCTTGGAAGATCCAAGTTATCCTCTAGAGTTGCACGATCATCTGCATATGATGGATTGTATTGCTTCATAGCAATTTGAACACAATCAACAAGCACATCCATTGACTTATCATTATCTGCTGCAACTTCTTGCAGTCCCTCAAACTTCTTCATGAAGTCACGTAGTAGAGAAATCTTGAGTGGACGCATCTTAATCTTAGTTCCGTCCAGTAGTTCTATTTCTGATGTTTCATAAACTGATGTAGCCATTATTATCCTTTCCAGATTTGGTTAGATAAAGTATATCATGAGAAAGCCCCCCTAGCAACTGCTAGAGGGGACATTCCCTATTAAATTATTGTTTTGTTATCAGGATGATGGTACTAGACGATCAACAATGCGTCCATAAGAACCATTTGCTGCTGGCAGCAAACGGAAGTTTACGGCGAACATTGATGGTGCATCACGCTTTGCGTCTACTATAACGTTATCAATTGATAGCGCACGGTATCCGACATAGATTCTTTCGATTGAAGAACCAACCTGGCAATCGCCAGTTCCTGGCCCTACTGCAAGAACACCACGCTCTACTGGGCAGTCACCGATTGAACCTGAAGTAAGATCAAGGAAGTTAGCATAGTTTGTTCCACTGGCATTGTTTGCAGCAAGTGGGCTATCCATCTTGATATCATCAGTCTTATCTGTGTACTTTGCTGCAATAGCAACAAGCAGGTTATCTAGAGTCGCTTCTGCGAAAGAAGTCTTTAGTCTTACCTGCATACCTGTCTTATATAGTCTAGCAGCATCAAGCAACTGATCAACAGCAACCTCATTGAATGCTGGCTGGAAATCTAGTTCCAGACCGTTTGATGTATATCCTACGTTACGAACAACAGAACTTGACTGTAGTGTGTCCTTGTAAGATGTACCAGCAGTGAATGTTGGAAGTGCTGGGGATGTGTTTAGATAATCAAACTCAGCAGCAGAACTAATGAATAGTGCTGCGGCTCCAACGATAATCTGCTTTGAATTACCACGGGTATAAGCCATATTTTTTCACCTCTATATTCTTTAAAATAGTTTGGCGGTTTGTTTCCTCTAGATAATTATACTGAGTCTTTATGAAAGTAAAGATTCTAAAGTATCTGTAAAGTGATAGGTGCAATCTATCATAAATTTAGTAATATAGTATGGCCTATTACTGAATTCTCTAGCATGTTCTGGGTTTCTTAATTGAAAAACATTGGTTTTATGAAAAAATATGTGGGCAGGATTAGTCTGTTGAGAATTCCACTGATTAATGTCTTTAGCAGAATCATCTTGTCTATCAAGAATTGTTTGAATGGCTGCCCCCCAAAGTAAAGTTTGCTTTTCATTTCCCTTCAAATCAAAAACAATGTGTTCTGATTTAATATATGGAAATGGATTATTGGTTGCTTGAATCATTCGATCATATACCACATATGCTTTATCTTCCCAGATACTTGTTCCCGTTGCGGCATCCCCTAGAGGGAAGAATGGTGTTATTTTTCCATATTCTTTACCTAAAGATGGTTGAATTCTTTTCATTGTGGCCCACAGATAATTGCTTACTGTGACTGCTGGTACTGGAAAAACTGATAATGGCATTACAACATCATCCCCGCATCATTAAGATATTGTCTTCCTGCTCTTACTCCCCTAGATCTGCCGCCACCACGGGCACCTTCTGGAAAATTAGAAGTATATTCTGTTAGTTCAGATAAATGCTTCATAAATGGTTGCAAAATTGCATTAGTAAAATATGAATCAAAGAATTCTGAAACAATTTTACCAAAACTACCTGCCACTCCATCTCCGCCAGGATGTTCTATAGTGACAGAGTGACTAACGAACACTGGTTCTCCATTTACTTCAAATTCTAGTGGGTGACCTGGTTTTGGAGTAATTGTTATTGCAATTCCATTTTCCATCACATTTGCCTTATCTGGAAATGGTTGTTTTGAAGTTTTGCTTATAGATTTTGATTGTAGAAAAGAGCCGTAAAGCATAATATTATTTTTATCTGCCTTTACATTAATACTAAATAGTCTAGCAGAAGAATCTCCTACCTTATTCCACTCATATACGTGATGCAAAGTTTGTGGACTCATTCTTGCATTAACATCAATATACATACCAAGTGCTTCGGCAGCGAAACCGCCTAACCTTCTATTGAACTCTATTCTATCTAATTCTATACCTTCTAAAAATCCTTGTGAATATAAAACTGAATTATCTAATATTTTATTTAAGTTTAAGTTATCAATCTTAAGAGACAGCATTATTAAGTACCTGCCTATCTGATCTATTTAATTGAGTCTTATAATAATCTGGTCTATTAAATGGACCGATAAATGGTTGAAAGGACTTTATTTCAAAAATAGTTGGCTCTCCAACATAATTTCCGTTGCTCTCAATAAAGAACATATCTGTTTCACATGTTGCTCCACGAATATTGGTTACAAGTATGTGGGATAATGGATGATAGACTCCATCAGAAGCCTTACGAATATCATCCTTAAATCTTCCAAATATTGCTGTTTGCATTTTATCGAATACTTTATCCTCAAAAGCAAATTGATTATTTTGATCTCCAAATGGATAAAATGAGCATGGTCTAGTTGCATCAAATTCCCATTGTTTTACTACCTCGTTATATTCATTTTGAATATCTTGGGCATAATAAACATCACAATCCATTTGAAAAAATAATCCACGATTCTTTCTAAATAGACCATCAGCCACTATAGTACACCTATGCGATGATATGGGCGTGGGTATGCAGAAAGAATTCTGTCAACAATTCTATTTCCAGTATCTTTGAATGCTTCTGGATCAAATACCACGGTAAATTGATCACTCTTAAAGTTAGTTACATATGAATTAATATATGGCAGATTATTGCATTGCATATCACTTATAAGAAGTTTTGTAGCCTGCTTAATATCTTGTGGAATAATAGGCCACCCTGCTTCTATAATTACCGTATAATCCCAGGATTCTGGGAACATGGCTGTATTTGCAGCCATATCAACAAAAGTCTTTGTATCATAAATTGCATCTGAGAAGTTTGGTGAATCATTTGTATTATAAAGAGTAAATGAATCAGATGCTCCTCTTGGATTCATAACTGGTCTTGATTGCAATCTATTTATACCATTTGCAGTTGGCATATAAACTGTTATTGAAGTCTTATCTGGAGAAATGATATATTCTCTTGTATTTGTCCAGGTATTTGGATCGCTAGGTTCAGTGTCATATACGATAACATCATTCTCATAAACCCTGACAATTTTATTAATTCTAAATGGAATTGCTAAGTAATCTGCTCCAAGTCCAGTTGTTTCAACAACTTCACGAGTATACATAAATCCACCAGTTATGGAGTTAATTAGTGATCTTGAAATAGATTCATACATTGCTGCATCAGCAACATCATCTGGGGTATCTGCAATTGTTCTTGGATCAACATATGGACGCATAATGGTTAGAGTATCTGTCCAAACAAGATCTCCACGAGTTGCTACCCCATTTACCTCACCAGTCTTTACATAAATCTCTACAACATATTCTGCATCATATCTTGAAAAATAATCTGGAAGATTTGTGGTTATATTTCCTTGTGAATCAGATGTTACATAAATTTCAACAAGATCTTCTGCAAACTTATTCATGATTGCAATGACATAATCTGTACTTGCATCAACATCGGAACAAGCAAAAACTAGTGGGAATGGCTTTAGCCTATTTATTTCCATATATTATTTACCGTAATAAGTTGCAATCTCTTCTGGTGTAGCAGTACGAATCCCATTAAGAGTTAACCACTTATCTGCGGCCTCCTTAGTTACAATATTATATCCTCTTACAATCTTTCCAACTTCATGCCAACTAATATTCTTTTCTGACCAAAGTGCCTTTTTATTTTCTTCAATTGAATGCTCAACTACTTGTTCTACTGGTTCTATCTTTTGCAATGCACGATCTGCTGCTCCTGAACCTACAACATTATTACCATCTACACGAGTATTAGATCTTGGAACTCTTGGTGTATTAGAAACTGGATTTGGATTAATGACATTTTCTGAAACAGGAGTAGTTGCCTCAGATATATTTTCTGAAATAACAGCGTCTGGTGCTGAAGCAGCAACCTTTTTTGTTGCCCTTGGCTTTCGGGCTGGCTTTGGAATCTCTATTTCTTCAGACATTTTATACCTTTCTCTTATTGCAATTATATCAGAATATGCTTAAGAGGGGCAGCCGTTAGGCCACCCCTCTCAAACAGTGAATGATTACTTATTAGGAAACCATTGCTGTTGGGTTTGCATATGCAACTGCGTCTAGTTCTTCCCATGTTAGACCAAAACGGACGAATACTGTGTACTCAATTGTGTCCTTCTTTGGCTTGTACTCACGGTTGACTGTAATGTCACGCTGGAATCCCCATACACGGTTCTGTGGGAATGTTAGATCAACATATGCCCCAGGGTAGTATGGAACTTCCTGAACGTCTACACCTAGAACACGAGTTGTACGTGCGCCACCAAATGTCTGTCCCATACCTGATAGGTAATCCTCACGACGCTGTGGTGTACCAGCAACACGTGGGTCAAGTGCTGCTGCAATAGCGTCAGCAAGTGTACCATTGTGCTTGACGATGTTTGCGAAAACATCTGTACCAGCGTAGAACTTTAGACCAGACTTGATTGCACGGTACTTACGTGGCAATGCGTAGATCATCTGCTGCATTGTCTCTGGGGTCCAGCCGCTTGTAATATCTACGACTGCCTCATGAGCATATCCACCAGAAGCAACCTGATGAACGAATCCACTCATAATTCCTAGGAATGGATCAGAACCTCCGTTGCCATTGATAGCAAGATCCTCAAGATCGTTACCGAAAGCATTTGTCATTAGACGAACTAGATGATCTTCTAGTGCTGCACCTTCGATGTTGTCCTCAAGGGCTTCTGTTGAAACTTCCCAATCCAGACGGATCTTCTTTGTGGTTAGTTCAACCTTTGTGAATGTTGCACCAGCGTTTGTATACTCACCCAGAGCCTGTGAAGCAGCGCGAATAACACGCTCTCCAACGTTGACCTTCTCAAGTTCAATCGTGTTTGCACGCATTGTAACTCTACGACCATCTTGGGCGAGAACTGTTGCGTCCCAAACATAGTCGATAAACATACGAGCCTGCTCGGGATTTAGAATGCCACCAGGGGCACCTACTGGATTAACAGCGTTTGGTCCTGATGTTGAACCATAGTTTGCTGCTGGAATGTTGCCTGGAGTTCCCCAAGGATCACTTCCTAGGTTAGTTGTTCCACCGATTCCAGTGTTAGCGACTGCACCCTGGCCCTGATATAGACCTGGCTCAGTACCACCAACATGCCCAGTACCTGTTGTACCTGGCTGGTTCTTCTCTAGAGTATTCTCTAGATTAATTTCTTCTGCCATTGACTTTCACCTCCATATTTTTCTTTCTTATTTTTTGTTATAGGTCGGCATTTGTGAGGAAACGACCGCCCCACATGGATTTCTCCATGATTACTGGTTGTTCCTGCAAGATCTCGCCAAGATCAGCAGACTTACGGAAAGCGGTATCCTTCTCTACAGCATCTACACGCTTACCAAAACTATCTTTTACTGCATTTACCTCATTGCTAATTCCAGCAACTGACTTGTTAACGCCTTCAATCTTGGCATCAAGAGCCTTTACTGTTTCAGCAAGATTGGATAGTGCGATTGTAAGTGATTGATTAATTTCCTTAATCATATTGAAAGCCTCATCAGCCTTCTTTGTTTGATCAAGTTCATTATCAAATCCCTCAGTATAACCAGGCATATTTGCTACTGGAGTATCCTCATCGTCAACGCCAATTTCAGTGTCTACACCCTTCTTGGCCTCTGCCTTTTCATCAGCATCAGTTTCAGATGCTGCCTCTTCTGGAGTTTCCTCTTCATCAGTAGCCATACCCTTATCAACCTTCATACCATAACACTTATCGCACATTGAGTCATTCATGCTATCAGTTGAGCATGACATTCCGCATTCCTTGCAGTTAGCCATTGACTTCTCTGTATTTGAATCATCTTCAGCGTCATCATCATCATCTTCAATGTCAATTTCGACAGCCTTAACAGTCTCTGAAACGGTTGCATCGCTATGGTTTACAGCGAGGGATGTTCCTTCTGGATTTACCTGTGTGTCATTCTCTGAATCGTAAAAGTTACCCTTTTCGATTTCGTCTACAATAACAATGTCTGAGTCCATCTTGCTAACCTCCTTTACCTCTGATTTACTAATCGCATTAACTTTTTCTAATGAAGAAATATTTTTGATAACACGACGATTGGTGGGTACAATTGTACCGTCTTTTTGTGAATATACTTTCAAAATAGTAATTGGATCACTTGTTGTAGCATTATGGATAATTTCTTCTGTGGAAAGTCTTGCACCACCCTTAACAATTACTTGGATAACTTTTCCATATCCACCATTAAACTTAACAAATGTATTCTCAATAATACCTTTTTGTATTTCAGTATTTCTAATATCAACAACTAATGACTTTACAACAGAAGCCTTTTCTGTATCATTGCTCTCTACAAATCCAATGTTCATCATTGACTTATCACACTGTGGGCAAGAGCATGAAGAATCTTCAGACATTTTAACAATGTCACACTTTCTGCACCAATAAACATTCTCTGTTGAAGTCTTTGATAAATAACCAGAAATTACACCTTTTTCAATGCTAAATACATTGGCAAATTGATTTGCTGGATTATCAACTAAAGATAATTCGCTTAATGAATAATCTTTAATTACTTGATAAGACTTGCCAAGATCTTCATCATATACCTTTTCTGAGTCATGAATCTCTCCACCAATTGAAAACCCTGTAAGCGTTCCATCAAGAACCTTTTCCCAGGTATCCTGGGCACCCTTACTTACATAAGCAGATACTACAATTCCATTATAAAACTTCTTTGACTCTGGATCAAAATATGAATCTTCCTTAAAGGAAACTACTTTGCCAACAGCAATTGGTTGATGCATCTCACGAATATTTCCACGGAAATTTTCAAATGCCCTTACGCTCGCCTCTTTAGGAACAACGTCACCTTGGCGATCAAGATTATCAAGAGTAGCGAATCCAGTTACAATTCTACGCTCTTTATCTACCTTATTAATTGGCATAGAAAGACGAATATGGTCTTTCTCTGTTGACCAATATGCCTTATTTATTTCCATATCATTCCCATTATACATTAATTTTTATATAATATTAATTTTTAGAACCTTGTCCCTTTGGATTTCTTCCAGTAACAGCACCTGGTCCATCGGATTGATTATTTTTTCTTTCTTGATCTCTTGACTTATTGCCTTGCATATTACCCTTGGCATCTGCTGCTTGACGAGGACTTAGTTGAACTGGTTCGTCTCCACCATCTCTTTGTGGATAACCAATTGCCTCTCTAACCTCATTTGGAACCAAAACTTGATCTTTAACATAAGTGTCATAAATTTGTGATTGAGCAATTTCATCAATAAGGCTGACCTGATTAAAGGATAACTTTACAACGTCAGTTTTTTCTTTAACAATTTTATTAATTGCTTTTTCTATTTGCTCTTGCAATGGAGCGCAAACTTGATCACGGAATGTACGATCTTGAGACATTGCTGCTGATAGAGCACTTGAATCTACTCCGCCTAATTTAGAAAGTGGAACCTGATGGGCCATGAGAATATCATCACGATTCTGCTTCCTATACTGTGAAAATGATGCCTCTTGTACACCGTTTTCTACAGGATGCATTTCAAACTCAATCTTATTACCTTCAGAATCTCCTGGAAGTGGTATATAAAGAGTTCTGTGCGACTGCCCCTTAAGTCCTGTCTGGAAGAACCTAAATAGCCTATCCTCTGCATCTGCTGTTAACTTTGCACCCTTAACAGTAATGATATATCTTGGAACAGCCTTATTCTCAAAGTATTCAATGTTATATCTGGCAGCCATTAAGTCACCCTGAAGTGAGGTCATTGCTGCAACAATATCTGGAATACCGTAGAAAGTATTTAGTGGAGAATATTCTCTTAGATGAATTACCTCGTTTGGACGAGGATCTTCTGTTACTGGATTTGGATTATTAGCACCAAAATTACGGAAGTATGTAATTGTTCCAGCAATAATCTGAATATATCCATCATGCAAACGACGTACACGCATTGTTGTTGAAGGAATGTGACCAATATATCCAATTTCGCCTGTTACTGTGCGACCAACTTCAATATATCCATTTCCAGTTGCCTGCATATCTGTAACAACCTTTTCTAATGTCTTTGTTAGGCTATCCTCATCATTAAGATCTTCTAGCCAATCAGACATTTGAATCTTTAGTTGTTCAATTCTTCTCTTTGCCTTTTCTTTATTTGACTCATTATCCATTGATTCTAACTTCATCATGGTTTCAGTTGTCATATCAAACTTGTATCCAATACCGACGGTATTTGAAACCTTGGCATCAATTGCTGCGTGATTAGCAAAAGAAGTATCGTAGTATGCTGAAAGTTCATATAGATTATATGGTGGAGTAATAAGATCAAAAATTCCATAACCATTACGATATACCTGGCCTGGATTAATCTTCTTTGATCCTACAGTTCTATCAACATTTTGACCAACAGATCTAGCATCACTCAGGTATCTACGAGAAATCTGACCATCTGGATCTCTTGGAACTTGATTTACTAAGAGATTGTTTGCTCCTGTACTAGAGAGTGCCATTCCTGGTGGTGGTGGTGCTGTTTTTTCTGCACGCTGTTGTCTGCGTTTAAAATTCTTGTTTAATCCTCTAAGATCAGAAAGTTCTTCCCAACTCTTATTGAATGGGTCTGCATTACCAAATTCATTTTCAATAATTTGATCTGCCATCTTTGCATCAATTAAAAAACTTTCACTCATTATTCTGCTCCCCCATAAACTTGAGAGGTCTTTTTGGCTGCTGCGACGGCACCAAGATCATTCATAGTTGGAATAAGACCCTGTTCCATTCGCTGTACTTGTTCATCATATTCTTCATCTGTTGCACGACCAATACCAGCATAGAACCAGGGTGATCCCTCTGGTTGACCATATGCTGCGGCTGCCTCACGAATCTTAGCCATCTGACCAATATCTCCCTCAATTGAAGGAATGTTTAACATTCTTCCTTCATCATCCTTAAATAAATGTCCATCAGGAAGTCTCCAAAAATAAAGTCCCCAGGCATAGCCAAACATTGCCTTTTGTCCATCTGCTTTATCTATAACTGATATCTTTGTTTTACCAAGAGTTGGTCTTTTTCTATTACTCATAACCACCATTGTACCAGATTATGCAGGTTTTGCATATATATCTAACCATGTTGCGCTTGTAATAAATTCAGTATCAAGCGCTTTAACCGTTATTCCATAATTATCATCAACTGTTATGCTATTTGTTCCAGTATATGCTTGATATATTTCTTTTGGAGTTATTGTATTGGAAATCTTTTGATTTATTACATAAACTGTTTGCCATGTTTGTTTTGCTGCATTCCAATAACTCCAGGTGTATGGGCTACTATTATTATTACCATCAACATATTCAATAAAGTTCCATGTACGTGTATTGGTATCAACCTTAAATCCAAGTCCAGACGATTGATAATAAGAAATATTATTAAAAGTGAATCCTCCAAATAAACTTATTCCTCCTGAAGAAAATCCTCCGAAATCAAGTTCGTTTGGAAATACAACTCCTATGCAAGTCCATTCATCATTATTTAATGTTGCACTGCTAACAATTCTTCCATTTTGATAAAGATTATTTGATGTAGACTGTAAATATGGATCACCAGTTATATTTAATATCTGATCAAAAGTAATTGTTGTTGATGTTCCATTATCGTAATCATCAACATAAACATTACCAGATGCTGCTCCACCATCTATTACATATCCATCTAATTCAATATATGAAGTCATTACTGCTTGATTACTATTTTTAGATATTGAACATAAAAACTTTCCATCCTTATGCGTTATTTCAAAAACTTTTATATTATTGGTATCTGGAATAAATGATGGATTGACCATAAACTGCATTGCAGAAACCTTATAGTCTTTAGATAAACTTTCATTTATTGGAATAAATAGTTGATTTTCATACTGATGATTAAAATCATTTACCGTTTCATTTATTAAACGAATTCCAGACTTTTTTGAATTATACAAATATGGACTAGAAGACTTATAAATTAGTAATGGATTTTTATTTTTATATGTTGTATTAAATTCATATGCTGTGGCTATATAAGCATTCTTTCCCCATTTTGTCCCCACATAATTCTTTTGATTATTTGTTCCTGAAGCAACATCATAATTAAGATTTTTTGCAGAAATTTCAAAACTATTTATTTTTAATGGATTCTTTAATATTGATCTTTGACTTACTTGCATATGAACAACCATTGCATAGTCTTTGAATGGTTTAGATTTTGGTGGATATATAATAACGTTATCTGAAATGGCAAAAGCAGTATTGTATGCTTGATTTGGTAAAAGAGTAGTATTTATACTATCTGCATCAATAACTCTATTTACTGGTAAAGATTTTTGATTATTAAATGATGATAGTGGTGTATTTGCTCCTGTAGATAGTCTTTGAAATGTTACATATGATTGAACTGATGATTGAGAAACAAATATCAAAGATGATTCGTTTTTATTTTTTAAATTAGTGTATGTACTATATGTAGAGTTTACATTTAAATATGTACTACCTTGAAAACTATTTTGCAATCCTAAATAATTCCAGGCAGATGAATATTCAACGCTTTCATATCCTATATTTAGTTGAAGCATATCTAAGTCATAAACATTATTTCCATTTTCATCCTTTACATATGTTGCAAAATAAGTTAGTGGAAAATATTCTTCCCATTCACCGTATATAGATATGTCTAAGAATAAGTTTCCATACTCATATTCTGGAAGCAGTGTATAACTTGTAATATGATTTAAAAGATTTTTTTGTGCATCTAATGTATTTAGCACGATACCATTAGAGTCAAAATTTGATGATATGTTAGAGTATTCTGATTTATTAGAAAATCCGATAGAATATATCTTGCCTTCAAATGTATTTGTTCCATTTCCACCTATATATACCTGAACAGATGCTGGTGAAGAAAAGAATTTTGAAACATCATATCCATATGCAGTTGAAATTAAATCAATATTTACTCCAACTGCAAATGGTGTATTTAGAGATATTGTTAAATTATTATTTGTAACATTAACGTTATTTAAATAATACGTTATGTTAGTTCCGTTTACTCTTATATCAAAATATTGATTGCTACTTGTGTTATAAAAACTAATAAGAGTTCTATCAGTATTAATAGAAGACTCTATCTCAAATATTCCATATATTGCTGAAACCCTATCATTAAGAATATTTAAATTTGAAAACTTTAGATAACAATTTTCTTGATACTGAATTCCATTTGTGTTCCAAGATGTTACACCTGCTGTTGTTGTTGTGTTTGGCCTAAATGTAATAAAGTTTGGTCCAGGTGTGGTTGAATACACTATATTATTTATATTAAGATTATCTGCATACCATTGCTTTAAGTCTCTACCGCCAATATTTATTGTAGGAAGTTTATAGTCTGGAACAGATAAATAATCTCTTGTTGCATTAAGATTATTAAAATATCCAGAATCCCAGCGGTATACGTCTGGATAAATTACGCTTGCATCATATTGAGATGTTGGAAATTCAATTGTGGTTGAAGTTCCTGTATATGAATTATCAAAAGACTGTACGCTTGGTGCTCCTTGACCATAAACAAATCTACGCTTTGCTACATTCTCTGGAACAACATATGGATAAATAGAAATACAATCAACCTCAAAGATACTTGTTGATGAATAAGAGTATATACCCCACCAATCTCTAAGTTGCGAGAGGGTTACAGTATTTTTTGAAAAGGGCATGGATATTACTTGCTCTCCATTAATCATGAGTGTGGCAATATCATTTTTAACTGATATGCTTAAAAGCATTGGCCTATACCACTGTGAAACAAAATGAGATGCTATTTCATTATCTATTACTAAAGTGATAAATCCTTCTTTTACATAAACACCATCTCTTGTATCAAGGGGACCAATTATTTTTTGAGAAACACTTGTAGATGGATTTATCTTAATCCACATCTCTAATGTATAGTTTTTACTTCTACCATTTTCATGCAACATTCCTTTTCCTGGAAAAACAAGAGATGGAACTCCGTACGAATCAGAAGATATAATCTTAGTTGAACGATCTGTTCCATAAATAATAGGAAGAGCATCATTTTTAGCAAGAAGTTTATTATCTTTTACTATGTAATATGCACTATCACTTAGTATTCCATATGCATTTACTCCAAGATATGATAAGTTTAATTCTGATGGCAATGATGTTGCTATTGTTCCTGGGTCATCATAACAAGTTGTTTCTGATCCCTGACCGACTGATAGACCATTCATACACATTGTAACTGATGCAGTATCTGATGATGGAATACTAGTAAAAGAGATTATGATAAATATTGATATGCTAGTTCCTGTTTTCCAGTCTTTTGGTAATGTATATGTATTATTAAAATTAATCCATGATGTAGATGATGGAGCAGGAATAGCATTAGACTTAATTTGTACTTGAGTTCCTGAAGAATTTTGATAATTATATCCAACTTGATATGAAGAAACATATGTTGGATTTTGATAAAGAAAAAAGTTTACACAAAAATTAGATATAGAAAGATTGATATTTGTTGAAGTAAAAAGTGCTGGACTAGTTAAAGTTACTTGTGTTCCTGTTGCAACAAATGATGAATAGATTCCTCCTCCAGAAAATGGAGATTGCGTTGGTGTTGGATTAACACTAGGTATTGAAGGCTCTATCGCTGTAAAGTTACTTCCAGTCCAATTAGAAAATTTTCTAGCACTATCATCTATTAAAGATAAATAATGCACATCTTCATCAAGGGTCCACATGGAAATTGGATGCTCTGCATATACCCTAGTTGCATATTGGTTTGCAGCGGAAGTCATATACACATTATAGCAAGAAGGGGTAGCCAAAAGACTACCCCCTCATGCAACCGACCTATTATGCTGAAATAAGATCTACCACATCACAAGAATTAGCAACACAAGCCAACTCCTGACTTCCAGTAGTTGTATCTTCTAATTCATATAGTGGTAAAGATTCCCAAGGTATGTCCTTTGGCATCTTTGATAAAGCAATTTGATATTCTTCTTTTGTTATTTCTTGATATGGTGCTTGCTTGTAAGAATGCTCTGACGCAGGTAGGAAAGAAACTCCTCCAATAGAATCAAAGTTTTTGTATACCCAAGCGCCTACCTCTAACCATTCATCTTCTGAAACATTAATGGTTACTGATGGATTATGCTCTGTCCAGTGCTGACGATATACCTTCCAAATTTCAAGATGCTCAATAGCAGAAAGATCCTTGGTTACGATAGCATTCTTTGGAGCCTTTGTTGGAAAATAGAATACTGTTGTAGCATCTGGCTTCATAACATCTGGTTCATTTGGAACACCAAAATCTTTAAGGAATTGAGTCAAAGGATCTTTATTATCTGCACGCACAGAACGAATATAATATTCTGAATACCACGGATGAATTCCACTGGAAACTCCTGTTAGTTGACTTACAGTTCCACTAGGCTTTACTGTAGTTACAGCAACAGATGAATTAATTCCTAACTTTTCTGCTTCCTTTTTATTTGCACTAACCGCTTCTTCACGTAATTCATCAAGAATTTTTGCAAGATCCTTATGCATAGTTCCTGTTAATGGATTTCCAAAGATTCCTGTAAGTGATACACCTAGAAGCCTTTCCTCTTCACAATTATCCTTCCATGACTTACGAATATACTTAAAGTTTGTCATGCTTGACTGCCAGGTTCCTAGAATTGATGCAAGTTTAATTTTTTCAGCAAGAGACTCTTTTGTATCATTTGCATCAATAACAACTTCAGTAAGATTACAAAATTCATTAGCACGTAGCAAAATTTCTCCACATGGGTTTGTGCCTTGTACCTTTGAAGAGTCACGGCGACCAAATTTATCAATATGCTTACGAACGGAATCCATATTATAAATACCACGTTCTCCAGACTTTGATTCATACAGGTTACGCCATTCACGTAAGAACTGAGCAGTATTTGGCTTTATATTGTAAACTGCTGAATTATTAGCAAGAGCACGCTGTCCCTCTGTCTCCCACCATTGACCTGACTTAGCCTTAGCCATTTCAAAATCATCAAGATTAGATAAAGAAATAAGAGCAGAACGACGAACACCACCAACAACGACCACTTCACCAATTTTACACATAAGGTCATGCGCTTCAATTGGCTTTAAGCGACGGCCCTTAGCAATTTTAAATTGCTCAACAGTAAAATTAAATAGATCACTAAGTGGTTCTGGGCCAGAGGCACGGCCACCAAACGTCTTTAATCTTGATCCTGCTGGGCGCACCTTTGACATATCCCACTTTGGAATTTGACCAGTAACAAGTAAGCCAATTAGTTCTTTAAATGACTTTGCCCAACCTAACTTTGAGTCTTCAACAACAATAGTCGTGCTAGTTGGATAAAATTCTTCTGCAATTACTGGAAGATTAGCAACATACTTTTGTTCAACTGAGAATCCAACGCCTGTGCCATTCATAAGAATATACATGGCCTCATCAAACGCTCTAAGCGAATCTACAGCGATAAAAGAGCAGTTGTATGCGGCAATGTGATCTCTCTCTAATGCTGGCCCTGCTGTCATTACAGAGCGCATTGAAGGCATTACATGATGATTAAGTATTGCATCCCTTACCTTAGAAAAAATCTTATCATCTTCATTATAGTTATAATTCTTAACAAGATGATTTTTCATAAATGTCATATATCTATCGACTGTTTCTACCCATGTCTCCCTTCTTCCCTTTTCTTCTAGCCATCGGGAATAGCGACTAACATGAATAAAATTTCTATATGGATCTGATATTGATCCATTTGAGTCAATAAATGACATAAACAACACTCCTTTTAAATTTTTGATAAGGCATAATTGTAGCAACTTGTTATGAATTCCGCAATGCGGATAGAGGAAAAAGTGAAACATTTAAGTGTAATATTTATAACAATTTAATTAACTTAAAAAAATAAAAACTATGATGATAAGTCACCCATAAGTGCCCAGGTATTTGTAGAGCGCTTATAGATAGTTACCGCAGAATATTGACTAGTAAGTTTAACCTTACCTCCAGGAGATTGCAAAATTACTGTTCCATCTGCCCCGACAATTGATGTTTGTCCCGTTCCTGTTTGAATAATGTCTAAAGTTGATCCTATTGGAAAAGCAACGGCAGTATTTGTTGGAATAGTTATAGTGTTTGCTGATGAAGAATTCATCTCTATAACCTTCCCCGCATCTGTTAATAGCAACGTATAATTATTTGAAGTTAATGTTGCATTATTTATTGTTATTGTAGTTGTTGAAGAAAGTGGTGCATAAGAAGATGCCGCTGAAGTTTGAGTTAAATATGTTGATGCAGCGCTTGATTGTGTTAGGTAAGTAGAAGATGCACTTGATTGAGTAAGATATGTGCTAGATGCTGTTGCAATCTTTAAGTATTGCTGACCAATAACAAAAGCAGTTGTTGCAATTTGTGTACTATTTGTATCTACTGCTGCTGTAGTTGCAAGTGGGGTTCCTGTAAAATTAGGAGATGCTAAGGTTGCCTTTAATAATAAGGCATTATCAACATCAGTAGCAAGATTTTGAAAATCTGTTGCTACATCAACTGGATCTGAACCAATTGGATAACGAAAACCATAGTTTGCAGTTGTACCGCTAGACATATAAAAATTATACCATTACCATAGATTTTTTGGACAATGAGCATCGGCAAGCCATGTTTTTATAGCCATAAAACAGCCACACTCCTTGCAAGTTCTAGTTGGTTTAAATAATCTATCACAACCCTTACAAATATCTAACCTTGAATCCCTTGTTTTTCTATCTGTATAATTATCATTGTTTAAAAGATCAAATGGTGTTACAGAATACACTTGTTCATCTGTTAATCCGCCACTAGGCATTTCTCCTGAAAGAACAGACATTTCATATGATGCTTCTAAATAAAAATCTTTTGTCTCACTTTGTTTTCTAATTAATGCTTGCTCAGCATCTATTTCTTCTTGAGTCATTGGTTTCTTTATATAGTCTTGCCCCATGTATTCCCCTTTAAAGTATAGCCCGATGAAGAATAGTCTGTCCAGTGCCAGGAATAACAAGAAGCGTAAAGTGTATAACAGTTGTCACATTGATTTCCACAATCTGCTGCCGTTCCACCATAATTTGTTCCATGTGCTGTTCCACCACTCACCGAAGTATTTCCGTTTGTATCTAAAATCCAATTATTAGAACAATATTGTGTAGACCACGGTGTTGTTCCACAAAGAACTCCACCAAGATTTTGTTGAATAGCATCTAAAACTCTAGCATTTACTGCCGTATACAAAGTAGTTATTGTTGGGGCTACACCTTTAGGATAAGATGCAGAAACTACTGCATTTGTAGCAGCAGTTGTAACTGTTACCAATGATCCAGAACGTGTGCAATTTGTTAATGTATACGTGGCAGAGGGATCATAATTTTGTATTGTAAACTGTTTGTCTGATGTATATATAAGACTTGGTTTTGTAGGAGATACATGATTTCCTGATGTTGCTGCAACTAAGGCTATAAATGTCATTATGCCACCAGATCTCCAGCAACAACCCAGGAATTTGTACCTCGCTTTATTAAAGTAGCCATTGACCATTGGGTTCTTAACTTTAGTCCTGGTGTTGAATTTGGAGTAAAGTTTTGTCCTGCAATTACTATTTGTCCTACCCCAGTTTGTAAAACAACAATATATGCACCTATAGGAAATATTGTTGTAGAAGATTCATCTGGAATAGTTACCGTGGTAGAAGATGCTGAATTAACTTCAACTACTTTGCTTTGATCAGTTGCAGTAAGAGTATATGATGCAACTTGAGCATTTGTTCCAATTGTTTGAATTGGAGAGTTTAATGTTTTATTAGTAAGTGTTTGAGTATCAGAAACTGTAACAACTTGTGCGGGAGCAGAGTCTTTAGTTGAATATGAATATATTTTGCCTGAACTATCTACCTTGGCAGCAACGGCTGTTGATGGCTTCCATTCTTGAAGATCTGCACTTTGATTTGTTGCACCTGTTATTATCAATGGAATTATAGTTGCTGATCCAGCAGTAATGATGTTGCTGCTTGATCCAGAGGTGTTAGAAGTTGGAGTTATTTTTACATATGTTGCTCCAAGACTGGTGCCAATTGATGCCTCAAGATTATTTAACCTACTATTTATTGAAGATGTTGGACTGAATGTTGATGAATTAGTGCCAGTAAAAGTATAGCCAGTGGCTAATTGAATATTTGTTGCTACAGCA